GTGACGTGTCTGAATTTTTCGTAAAGTTTAATTAAATGCGATTCTGATTTTGCGGAGAGACAAATTATAGAATTTGATGTCTCTTTCCATTCTTTGAACTTTGTAGGATGTTCATGTGCAAAATCTGCGAGACTATGACAAGCCTGGGGTAATTGATACCCTGGGTGGATATCTGATCTGGTAATTACTACCAGTTTTGTTTCTTGAAATTTGTTAATCTAAGTCATTGTGTTGTTTTTAATTTATTATTATATATTCAATTTTTGTTTTGTTTCACTTTTTAAATTTCATATTTCTGCCTCTATTCCATCCCGAATTAATATATACATCCAGATTTTCTTCACCTCTAATTTTTTTATTACCCATTTCAGGATGATTTACCCAAAAAGAACCCCATTGGGAATTTCCTTCACCTTTTTGTTTTGTTGAATTTTTTACACCTATTAGTTCTTTAGCTTCTTCCGTGTGGGTTTTGTCTTTAAATCCGTGCGATGCGTAATTTTTTTTATATTCCATACTTAGTTTTCCCATCGCTTTTTTGATATCATCGGTCCTTTTCTTCCTATTTATTGGGTCTTTCCAAAATTCTATTAAGTGTTTGGTATTTGCCAGCTTCGCTGCTAATGCGCATTTTTTCCTATGTTCCTCATTTATAAATCCACCACCACCTCCGGGCTGTAGATTCATACACATTGGATCGTTTAATAAATCCTCATTTACCAATCCAATTTCACAGTTTCTTAATGATTCCCTATCTTCGAAATATTCTATAATTTCTTTTGTGTGTACTAGTAATCCGTGCTTTCTAATCGAATTTCTTATTCTTTTTCCGCTTCCGAAATATCCATCCTCCACATTATCGGTAGAATGCATTCCTATATAATATTTACCATTCTTTGTGTTTGTTATCTTATAGATATAATGAAACAGTTTTTCTTTTCTTGCCATTTCTATACTTTAGTTTATTTTATATATCTAAACTAAAGTACGAAAAAGCGCCGCAGTCAGGGAAGGAATCGAACCTTCCTACAGGGAGCTACCCGACATCCATGACCTTCCATCGGACTCGAACCGACCTTATGTCCAATCTGACCAAATAGTGAATCAAAAAATTTCCGCCTTGGCTAAAAAATATCATCATCTGCTAAGACTTCTTTGAATGGTTCAGGTACCTAAATAGTATAAGCTATTCTGAATCTACATGTCATTAAAGCATTAGCTTTTTTAAGGTTCAAATCCGAACTGTAACTCATTTAATCCTTAACTTACCTAAGCAAGTTTCTAGGTTTACTCCTAGCACTCCGTAGATACCACAGAGTAGTTAACATCGCTGATTTGTGGGTAGTACAGGATTCGAACCTGCGTATGAGGGACTCATTTATACCTTGATTTGTTACCGATATAAACTAACCCTTTGCGTTAGCCAATTCGCCAACTACCCATTTATTCACAGTACATTTTTTGAATATGATAATTAGTAAACAAATTTACATAGTAATTTTTTTCTTCCTCACCCATTTTATATTGGAACGAGATATTATCAATTCCGTTAATGTATCTAGCGTGATTAATTTTTTTACTTTTTAAAATTATGAATTCTAATTCGGTTAATTTAAAATAAAAAATGTTCCCAGTTTTTGATTCCTCCTCAGGTTTCAGTCTTAATTTACTTCCATCGCTAAATGAAAATACCAATTGGCATTTTTTACTCGGACCACCAATGTTTGATTTAATTACTATAAGGCCATGGCAAGACAATCTATCACCATCTAATAAGTAGTTTGGTTTTAATGTGAACCACTTTGTTCTATCAATATTTGAACAGATTACACCACTTGGTCCATAAAGTTGAGACTTGTTGGTGCAATTTTCAATAATTACTTTATTATCTTGCGAATATATTGAATTTATCGCTAATATTAAAGCTAATGCAATCAATGCTTTTTTCATTATTTTTATATTTTTATTAGTGGCTGAAGTGGGATTCGAACCCACAATGGTAATTAGAGCGTTGATTCTTCCACTGTCGCTAACTGGGTTTCCAAATCCAGTGCGTCCTTTCTCTAATATAGCGTCTTCCTTGCTGTAATAGAATTTCTTCCATTATAAGCTTTCCGCCATCCAACCTAGCTTCTAACAGATTATCAGTTCTGTCGCTTTACACAGCTTAGCTATTTTTGGGTTTCCCCTACTCTCCGCTAATTGAGTTTTTCTATATGAGCAATAGATCCAATAACTCTACCGTAATGTGATGGTGTTTTCATTGTTCCTATTATTTCACCTTTACTGTTTATGTAAGCCGCCTTTCTTATCCAATCTATCTCATTTGGAATTGGTAATGGCTTCCATGGCAATCTCTCCCCTTTGAATCTTCTTTTTAGTTCAGAATTTAAAAGCCTTTGAACCTCACAGTTACAAAAATTAGCTCCTGTTAAAATCTCTCTGAACCAAAGTATATTCGATAGGTGCTGATGATCTATTTCCGAGAATTTTTTAGTTTCTCCTAGAGCTGTTTTCCATGAATATTCTTTCATCGTTATGTTTTTTGTGATCCCACCGTGCATCGAACACGTTACATCAGTTTTAGAGGCTGACACGATTGCCGAATCGTATTAAGTTGAAGGACCATTTAAACCAGAGCTTAAACTCTGGTTTTATTTTTATTCAATATCTTCTATCCCTGTTTGGAACACATTCTTAGTTTTTGTTGAACTAAATCCAGGTTTGTAATCAATCTGAGATCTTTTCAAAACCCTATTATATACATTGTTCGGGAAAGTCTGTAGCAATATATTATTAGCTTTTGCGATGTTCTGTGACTTCACTTCTAAAGCTAAATATCCAGCTCTTTGTGTTTCTACGAATTGTGATAGGTCAGCATAGAAGCTGCTAAATTCACTATATGGTATTGGTTGATTTTCTTGTAACCATTTCCACGTAAGTTTTTCACCATCACGTCTTCCATCCATGATCATCTTAGTTATCTCGATAAAAGTTTGTTTATTTTCGATTAGCACATTATGTTTAAGTGTATAAGATTTCCACATGTTGTCGTAGTATGTTTCTTTCTCTTGGCTCACTTGAGCATAATCATTTTGATATAGAACTGTTTGATTATAGATGACTTTTGAATCTTTATAGAATCGGCTCAGCCCAATAACTAAAAGCAATAGAACCAATAAACCTGCTACGCTTCCGAATGGATTTTTATCGCCGTCATTAGATTCTCTAAAATCCCATTCCAAATTCTGGTCCAATGACTTTCTCATTAGAATAACGATATAGACAAATAAGCCCACCAAGAAAGCAATGTTGAATGTTGTGTGCATTGCCGAAAAACTTAAGGATCCGTTGTCCTTTACCGTGTCACCTGGGAACTCTACCGTCCACATGAAGCCAAATGCCAAAAGCGAGATGACTGTGCCAATCATCTTCGAGATGAATTCTGGCTTACTTAATTTACCTTTTTTAAAGATGCTCATAAAATTGATTGTTAATTGTTAATTTTTATTTTTGATCATCGTCAGTCCATGTAATGACTGGACAATTCTTTTTGTACATACTGTGGATTAAATCTCTAACCATTCCGAAGAAATCAACCATATAGATGATACCCTGAACTATTGCTCTGAATAGAGGTTCTACCCAACCGAAGAGGAATTTAAAACCCCTTCCTATACCCCTGCCGAATTTATAAACTGGCATCTTAGGGCTTGGAATTTTTGGTGGATTGATCTTGCTCATTTGCATAAATACCCATTTAAAGAATGGATTTATAATATATTTGAATGTTATGTATATTATAAATGCCGCAGTCACAATTGAGGCTATTACTAAAATTGTATACCCAACGTATTTCCAGTTTATCCACTCAACCGCTTTAACGGTAGCTACCCCTAATCCCCAGATTATAAAGTAAGACATGATAACCACCAGACCTATACCAATGATCTTAGAAGTTTTGGACTGTTTAAATTCCTCTATCTTTACTTCTCTCACCTTTTTATTTTGGTATTTTTCATCATCTTTCCGATCTCTGATTTCTCTTTTCATTCTTTCCGCTTCGTCTCTTCCCATTCTTTCCTCCCTCTCCTTCTGACATTTTTGGTTATACCACTCTGATCCTTTATCCTCTATTGCATATCTTTCCTTAAAATGAAGTTCGTATTGATACTTCTTAAAGATCTTGCTATGCTTAAGTACATAGGCTTCTCTATCAGTCATGGTTGGAAGTTTATCCAAACAGCTTTTAACGAAAGCTGCTCTTCTTTTCTCCTCCATTCTTTTAGAATATGTTGAACAAGACTCGATGAAATTTGCTCCCATTTTACCCGTCATCTTGACAAGTAAAATAAGTGGGAATGTTAAAAATACAACAACCATTATCCAGAAGTATGGGCACATGGTAGGGTGAACCTTATGTGGTTCTTTACCAAAAACCCATTTATAGACTTTACAGTGCCAAGCATCTTTCTTGAATGTGTAGAAGTTCTTTTTTGGTTTTGGCTCAGCGGTTACACCCGGGATATACTTGTTCTCCAGGCTAATATCATACTCACTGATACCGAGCTGGCATTTACAGATTTTGTTCTCCCTGTCAATATCCCATTTGGTTGAGATGTAGATAGACTCGATATCTGGATTTTCTTTGATTTGATCTTTGTCCTGAACCTTACCGATTATTACGGTTCTAGATTCATTTAGGATCATGCTCTTCAATTCATATCCAGATTTGGTGGTGTGCAAATTTGAAAGTTTCATTTTTGTTTTATTTAATTACATGGCAAATGTATGAAACATTTTCGATATAAAAAAATTATTTTGTATATTTTTTTATATTGTAAAATGAACATATTTGCCTCTATAGCTTTCAAGCTCTTTAAATATGGAATGACCATTCTCATCAGCAACATAATCAAATCCGCCATATCCACAAGTCCACTCCGAATAGCATCCATATATCAGATTAGCATAAAGCATGGATGTTACCACCTCGGCGCTTTGCTGTTCGAAAGATTTCTCATCTTCCGGCTTCTCGTCAAGTATAACATAGCGAACTTGATATCTTGGACTTTGTTTCGTGGAATCATTCCAATGATCCTCCTCACTTTGAGCAAATAGCTCCTCTAGTTTCTTATATAAAGAAACTCCATCTATTTCTAGATCCTGAATGTTTTCACAACAGGTAACTGATATTCTCTCTCCTGATGTTATAATTCCTTTTAATTCCATAATTTAAACTTTTTCGTCAAAAAATACTTCAAATTCGTCTCTCGAGTAAACTCCGAAAAGACCAGATCGTGCTGGTTCATTGATTGATACAGTTCCTCCAAAATCATCTCTTTCACCATATCGATATTTTAGCGATCTCTTGGTGAATGCCTTTTGCCATGACTTTATATCTGTTTTAACCCAAGATCCGTGTCTATCTATAACTTCATTTGGTTTTACGTGATCCCTTAAATGATGCCAGATGTTCCCATCCATTTTAATAAACTCTTTTCTCATGGAGCTTATAGCTTTCTTTCTTCTTTTATTATAATCATCCCAGAGTTTTTCTGATTCCTCTATTGTTCTATTTTCATCATATTCAACCTCCTTTGGGACAGTACTTGGTTGGTATCTTCCCATAGAACTAATAAGAAAAAACTCTTGGGCAATCTTAGGCATAGCGTAGAAACCTCTAGTAGCGGGTGGGGAATGATACGTATCCGGTTCTGGCTTGTACCCCTTCTGCTTCTTTGGGTTAACCCCGCCGAATCTAACGAACGTATTTAGATCTTTTCCTTTCATGCTGCAAATATATTAAATGAAAGCGGAATAAAAAAATAAAATTCATCTTATTTTACTCCATTCTATTAGCGTGGAGTCTGAAATTATTTGGTCCCTATTCGGATCATACAGATTAAGTGATAATTTGAATGGTCTTCCCCCATCCTCAATTCCAAAGATATCCAATCTTGGCTGATAGAAATACTCTTTATCTGGATCAGGTATTCTACATTCTAAACATCTACCGAAAAGTTTACCGTATATCATGGTGTCACCCAGAACAGGTGATTCGCATCTAGCTACACCGTTTCCTTCCGTCCAATATTGAACACACTCAGATACACCGCATGTCTGACAGACGTGATGTTTTGCATAATGGAGTCTATTATTTATAAGAATAGTTTCTTTTAGATCATAGCCATTAGGATTTATGAGTGTTATTTCATCCATTATAAATCTTTGGCCAATACCTTGACCCTCTCTATGGATTCGTAGGGTAGGGTATAATATGCATTTTTTAAATTTCCAATTGATTCATTATACCTTGCTTGATCAAATGTTATATTATAGTAGGATTCATTTGATCGAATATCCGGTGAAAGCTTATGAATCTCTTCTATCTTTTCGTTAGATAGAACATAGTATGAGGATTTTAATTTGTTAATTGCTCTGGAGTATTCTAACTGATCAAATGTTTGTTCGTAAGATTTTGGTAATTTGAGCATGACGTTATGTTTTTATGTTGGTATTAATTATAGATAAAAAAGGTAAAAGTTTCCGATTTTTTTCCAATATATAGATCAGATAACTAGAATCTCTCAATTTTTTTCCACTAAAGATGAAAATTGTGCAAAAAAATTCCATTATGGACACCGAAACACCCAAGAAAAATGCAGAGAAAAAACATTCAGACAATTGTTCTGATCCTGGCGACATTCTTCAACCCACTAGGCTTCGACGCACTTTTTGCATTAGTGATGCATTGGACAGGATCGTATCTGATAACAGATGGTATATTTTATTGCCTCTCGGCTTTTTTCTTTGGAATCTATTTTTGGATTTCAGGAAAGAAAATTAGTATACCAAAGTTAAAAAGAAAAAGTCAATCCTAAGATTGACTTTTTCTATACATTTTCCTTAAATAGAAGCTTTAGACATTCTTTTATATCTTCGTCATCGGTTTCATTATAAAGAACTGATGGATGTTTTCCGCTACATTTCAGCATGACGTTATCAACAAATTCCTCACCCCATTTAAGCTTGGCCTGGTGTACATCCCAACCCTTAATAACTATAGCTCCAATCATTTTATTTTTTTAAGATATATATTCCATGGTAAATTTAATGACTTTTCGAATATTCGAAAGCTACGGGGAGAAATATTCGATGGATGATATAAAGGAACTTCCAGCCTTTAAATTGCTTCTTGCTATGGGATATTATGAAACTAGTACACCAGCTATGAAGAAACACATGAGCGTAAGGTTATACAACAATGAACTTGAATTAGATAATCCTAATGATAATATTGTGGTTTATTCTAGTGGCTATATTAGAAGAAATACACCAACCAGATATAAGCCATCCAATCAAAGTGTTAGAATAAAATTTGATGGTGATGAAACATTGAAGAGATGGAATGATCAGTTTCTTTATGTTTATGACTGGACGCTGAAGCAATACAAGAAGAAGGGAATAGTTAGCAAATATGGAGATATTAAAAAATCCGAATTTTTAAATACTGATTCTGTTATAGATTTCATGGTCAAGAAAAATGCTAAGGATCCATTATTGATATACTCACTGTATGATTCTCTGGGAGATGATGAAAAGAACAAATTTATAAAAAAAATAAAAACAACAAGAAAAGATTTTGATGATGGAATTAGGAAATATAAGACAGCAATGAATATATTAGACCGATGGTTAAAATAAAAAAATCCAGCATCAAGCTGGATTTTTTATTCCCTTCCATTTTATATTTTCTAAAATGTATTCACATTCCATTATGATCTTGTGAAATTCAGTAATGTCGAAATTTATTGATATGACTTTCATTCCCTTCCATTTCTTATTAAACTCACCTAGATCGGTAGAAGGCCAAGTGTTCTCCTGATGTGCACTTATCAATGGTCCACCCGGCGGATCAATAGCTATAATATTTGTACCCGATTCTCCTCTTATGGTTCTGGTTCCTCCTGGCATGAATCCAGTCATTTGGAATTTCAGTAAATCAACTCTCTCAAATACAATCTTATCCGAATGTCTATTTAGATATGTTGCTTTCTCTTTAATAGTATCCATTTCTATTGTTACCTTTGAACATATCATTGAGTGGATCATCACTACCGTCAATATCGTTAACAACTGCCCAATAGCAAATCCATACGGTTATGATCAATGTTATAAAGAAAGTAACCCATTTTGCCCATGTTGGTGGATCTACTGAAATGTATGAAAATTCGCTAAAATCTTTTCTTTTAAATTCCCTATCAACGTTATACCAAACAGCATTTGATAATTTACCTGCATCGAAGCTTTTATTCTTCATTATATCCTCACGGACATCTGGGATTATTCTTCTGATCGGACTCCAGCTAAAAGGTTTTACCCATTGGATTTCTCTAGATTTGCTGGATAGACCGACACAAACCACAATTTCATTATCATTGCCTCCGTCCCAATAAGCCTCTTGCATATCAGCAGCAACCGATGGCATATCTTTGAAGTAAAGAAAATAGATTCTTGCATGTTTCTTAACACCCAACTTACCGTTTAGAAAAGTAGCCCATTGATTCATGTACCACTTGTCTCTTTTGTTTACCCATTTGATACTATCCAGACCAAGAACCATTTTCTGACCATACCCTTCAACTTCGGGATAATCAAATAGCTTATATTGTTTTTTGTCTTCGTCAGTTATAACCGGATAATCAAATGCTGTATGAGCTGCCTGAACCCTATTTTCGTAACTGTTCTCTGTTGTTGTGGATTCAGCAGTAAGCGGTAACCCGTTCCAGTTTATCTGGTATGCATCTCCATCCTGTCCACAACCCCCGTGATAGTTGATATTTCTGCCGAGCTCAACAAATTCTGGTTTAGCAGACCATTTTTTCATTAGTCTATTATACTCTTTCTGTGTAATATTCCATGTTTTCCCTAATGAATTCTTAATCTCCCATTCCGGACCATTCTCGTCACAATATGAGCAATCATAATAAACGGTTCTTCTGCAGTTCTTACCACACGAGACAGTATAACTACATGTTTTAGAAACCCATGTCGTGTATGGCTCGTAATATCTTGCCGATACAATTAGAGCTCCATGATACTCCGTGTCAGTCACTTGTACCTTCTCCACTATAGCCTTAAAGATCGCTATGAATGATAAACAAGCCAATAGCGGAATTAAAACTTCCCACCATGTCAATTTCTTTGAGAAAAATTTAAGCAGCACTACGGCGCCTATAATCGGTATTAGAAGGCATAACCAGATAGACATAATCTTTACTTTTTAGAAAAAAGGCAGACCGAAGTCTGCCTTTGATTTGTTTTTATTAAAATACTTTTGTGTCGTTGTCCTTGCCAGTTTTTATGACATCGTCTGTTCGATCCGACGTGATTGGCTTATAGGTTAATCTGGTTCTACCCATAAAGCTGGAAAGAATAAATCCTGATGGGAATTTGGTCATGATGTTATCATGTGCTAATACAATATCCATAATCATTTTCTCCTGCATGAAGAAACCATCTCTCTGGCCCTCTATAGTACGGCTAAGATCCGCATATAAAGCTGATACTTGATCGAAGTTTGCATTTGGATTGGATTCTTGTACCCATTTCATAACAAGTCCTTGTGCGTCCTTACGTCCTGACATAATAATGTTAACGTTACGAACGAATGAACTGTCATTCTTAACAGCGATTTGTGATTTCTGAGAGATAGTTTTCCACATTTTGTCGTAGAAAGCTGTACGCTCGTCCATTTTTTGTTTGAATCGATTTCTTAAATCTACCTCATCGTTGCTTGTTGAAATAACGCTCGAGAATAATCCGAAGATCACGATAAGTACCAAACCAATAATACCAAACTTGATAATTTTGCTAGTGTCCATTTTTGTGTTTTTTAATTTTAATTGTTGTTATTAATTATAGGGCAAATATATGGAAAAGATTCAACATAAAAAAATATTTAAGGAATTATTTCATTTATTTTTAATTCATATTTTTCTATAAATCTAACATTTCCTGATTTGTATAATTCGATAAGTTCTTGCTTTTTAATTTTTCTGCAGTCTCTTATCTTCAGAACGAGTCCTCTGGATTCGCAATAGTATTTAGCATATTCCATTTTTATTTTATTGATTTCACTATTCTGCAATTTTTTAGGTTTACATTCAATTACATATTTTTCATTTAGTATAAAGTCAGGAAAATAATTTTTAATGACACCATCATACTGATATTCAATTTTATTTTTCTTAGACTCTCCTGTCTCCCATTTAATATTAAATCTTTCTATAACAAAGATCATATAGGATAGCTCCAATAGGCTTCTAAAATACCATCCCTTATACCATCCAGACCAACCATTACCAGATCCAATTGGTGCTGGCTTTCCATACATAGGATTCCCCTCCCCTGAATTATTTATTGATGTTTTTAGTTTAAAAGCCTCGTTTTTTATATCAGCTATATCCTTCCCGTATTTTTTGACCCATGAATCATGATTGCTTACTGGATTTCCCGCTGACCCCTTCTTAAATTCAGTCTCTGGTGAATATCTTTTACCCTTGTGGATATCATGATAGAATTTTTTCATCCCGTCTGTGTGATGTTTACCGAAGAATGGATTTTTTTCTCCCCTGATATCAGGTCTGCTGCATTTTATACAATTTCTGCTCTCGCGTCTTTCTCTCTCAGTTTTGTTTACGTGATAGATCTTATTGTTGCAGGATGGACAGTACCTATAGATTCTATCGTCAGGTATGTTATTCTTTTTTATTATTTTATCAAGGGTTCTCCTGTGAATACTTAAAAATTCGCACATAGTTTTTTTGGATGTGAATTCTATATTTTCCCTAATATATGCAGATATTTTATCTTCGCTTAGCATATTATATTTATTTTTATCTATATATCTGTCCACAAGAAAGAGCTCCAATAATGGTAATGAAACCGAAACATTATTGATTTTTTTGATAAAATTAATAACACATAAATTACAGAAAATGAGAGATTCTAAGCTTATTAGTATAATAGGTTCACCGATGTCCGGAAAATCAACATTAGCAACATCTGTTCACTATAGACTTAAGATTAGAAAGAAAAACTCCATATTTGTTGGTGAAGCTGCAACCGATTACATAGCTGAATGGGGAATACCGGACACACCGACGGATCAATTAGTCATATTCTATAAGCAGCTCGGAAGGGAAAGAATGTATGTTGGTTCTAAGGAATGGATAGTGTGTGATTCGAGTACAATCTTAAATTACTTTTATTTCAGATCCCTCTTTGGAAACCAGTTATCACTTAAAGATATTGCAACTATTAACCATATACAAAAAGAGATACTTAAGTCTCTGAGCCAGTGGCATAAGATCTACTATGTTCCTCCATTCTTGGAGGACGATGAGAACGATGGAATAAGGTTCCACAATAAGGAGGAAATAATTAGATTGGATTCCATAATTAAAAACTATTTGGAACTTGAAAGAATACCATATGTTGATCTCTCAGTTATTCCCATAGAAGATAGAACGGAATGGGTTCTTAAGGATCTGTTATCCTAGTCGATCATTCCCTTTGCTTTGAACATGTTGTAGTTGATTCTTATTTCACCATCTTCAACATCCTCACTTCTTAGAAGCACATCAAATTCACCAGGTTCTTCTACTATATAGCGATCTCCCATATATTTAACCTTATCCCCTCTCTTTAGGGCCATGAATTTGTCAAGGGTTGTTGTTCCGTAAGCTGAAGATATTGAGTAATCCTCAAATAATTGTAAGTTTTTCATTTAATAAGTTATATCTTTCCATGAATCTAATATCGATGCATTATCATTCAGGAATTTTTTAAAATTCCTTTCTAAAACGGATTCTCTCCACAATGGGGTTTTTCCATTTTTTGCATTTAACATTATTCTAGGACCATTAAGTCCAATATTTTTCTTTATGTGGGACGGATCAGAAACTATAGATACGGCTTTAAAGTTACCGTCTTGTTTTGCTATTCTGTAAGGTTGGAAATCTAAATGAGCCATCCTACCACCACCTGCTGATGTTATCTTTTTAATTTTAAATGCGTACATTCTAGTTATATCGTTGATGGTTAAACCCCTAACAAGTAATATACCACCTTCAACCCAATCCTGTGGGTCTGCCATTTGATTTTCATTTATGAATGAATTGAAGTTTAATATGTTTTCCATACTGTATATATTCAAACAAATAAAGATATATAGAATAAAAAATTAGCGACATGAAAAAATTTCTGATAGACATGTTTTCTAGCAATAATGAGGTTTCTTCGAAAAGAATTGCTTCCATTTTTGTGCTAATTAATATTGTGATACTAGCTTATATTGCTACATTCAGATCAGAGGATGGAGTAACACCGGAATTTATGTATGATTCTCTTTGCCTTATAGCAGGTGGGGGATTGGGATTAAGCGTTATTGAAAAAATACTTGCATTAAAATATAAGGGTAAGGATGAAACCCCATCGGATTCAAATCAAACTAAATAAAATGGAAAATATTAAAAGTTACGAAAGATTCAACGATTACGTTGGTGAAAATTGGGATGCTGATTCACAGAAACAATCATGTATGAGTGAAAAAGCAATAACCAAAATGAAAAAACTTTGCGAAAAGCATTTAATGGACGAGGCTAACGAATATCATAATGATATGGACGAGGAACACACATATGAAGGGTATATAAAGGAATGTCAGAGTATGTTGAAGGAGATGCTAGGACAACCTGGATACGCATCAGTAGGAAAACCATTTGCAAATTAAAAAAGCTGAAGATTTATTCTTCAGCTTTTTTTACCCCGAAGGTTTTATTATAAACATCCTCGATGGCCTTTATTCCTGATTCGTCTATCTCCCTTGTACCTACGCCTGCAAAATTTTCGGTCAATTTTGGAGTTTCTATAATTACCCAAGATCCTGAAGAATATGTGTGCCATTCTTTGACTAATTGACAGAAAACAAAAACTGGCATTTCTTTATCAATTGCCATCTGAACTGCCCAGCCTGTTCCTCCACTTACTAGATTGTTTTCTATTCTCGATATTGCAAAAACAGAATCAGATTTATTAACCTGAAACCAATTTCTTCTCAGAAGATTATTAACATAAGCATTTCTGGTTGGGTATTTCCTTTTCAGAGTTTTATTTGCTTTAATAAGATCCGAATCAATTATCTTTTCTAGCTTATCTGACATCTTTATTGATGCATTACCCTTCGTTGTTTTATATCCATCTATAAAATAATGATTGAATTCTCTTAGACCAAAACGACGTCCGATGATTTCCCATGTGATATCCGCTCCTATTGCTCCACCAGAATGTAAAACGTAAGTTTTATTATTCATCATTGGGTTTCAATTGGCAATCCTCAACAGCTACATCTTTCTTGTTTTTATAGTATTCTCTATGAACATCTGCAAGAAAAGAAACCTCATCCGGACCTAGAAATTCCATCATGAGTCTTAGAACTGATGGGAGAACTTCCGATTCATGGAAGATCATTCGGATCTCCTTATAACCATTTCTCTTTCCCTCCTCCCAATCCTCCGGATCCTTGATGTTGCTTTCATTGGTGTGTGTCTTGTGTTCATAGATCTGTCCATCGTAGTAACTGAACTCGCTAGTTTCCCCCACTATACCGTCTAATTCCTTGACGTCATTAAAGAATTGATCAGATCCTTTTTCCTCTATATACTTTTTGAATTCTGCAAATATCTCCGGAAATTCTTTCTCGTGTATTTTGAATTCTTTGTGATCGTGACCCATTTTATCCCAAAGGATTGAAGAATATAAACTAACCATTATTTTTTCTTTTTAAAGTACCGATCTATAATATGCGTGATGATATTATGTTTTTTATCAGTACAAGTTATCGTTATGTAATTTTTTGATGCGTTTTGTGTGTGAACTAGACCATATCTTTTTATTAATGTAATATCAACCTCGGTTGTAAGAGAAGCATGGTTTACTCTTTCACTTCTATTGAAACCCTCGCCCTCTGAATGCTCAACTAGAAATATTCCTTCATTCATCGGTCCGTTATTTCTACCTATAACCACTCTTTTATCCTTCCAGTTAAGATTTGGATTTACTAGGATTTCAATTTTTCCCCTGTATACCCCGCATTTATAGATTAATCCTGATAGTCCTCTCTGTCCCATTGATGAATCATGTTCAATCGGACTGAATCCTTCGCTGTCGGAGAAATGCGGTAATAATCCGGGACCTATTATAACAAAGTTTGCTGGTCCAATTCTCGAAGCAGCCGCTATTTGATAGGATAAAAGTAGTACCTTTCTTACTAATTCCCCATTCTTTGATACATCAACCATTGGAATATACCCTGTCCATTTATTGGCAAGATTTTGGATTTTTGTCCATAGCTTTCTGTTTGATTCATAGCCAAGCAATTTCATTTTTTTATAAATCTGCTTTTCTTGACCTGTACTGGATTCTCCTCTAAGGGCGGATTCAATCATTGTCATAGCATCAATACCATGGAGTGCATCAAGATCTTGTATCTGTTCGTTATTGACTGTTGATTTAACCCGATATGTCTCTAGTTCAACAAGTTTTGTTTTTGTTGTTACTCCGATTTCTGGAAATCCGTCTTCGCTAGGTGTATCCTTTAATTCTGTGGCCAGGTAAGTTAATATCCCATGTCCACTGTCCACCTGTGATACAGATATATGTTTTTTAATCTCACTCATTTTTTATTTTTTTTATTTATATTTTAATATATGGTGGTTTCATATTAGGCGGTAAATCATATTCCATGTGTGAGCAATATTTTTCGACTAAATTATGCTTTTTTAGCTTTCTGTATAGTGAATAATTTTCCTTAGTGAATTCATGTAGGGATTTATAAGAAAAAAATATCATGTGGTGTTTATCTCTGATAAAATCCGAATCTATACGAATATCCAATATTTCTTTTCTTGTTATTTTTTTATTTGTTAATAAGTTTAAATCATCTAAAATTTCTACTAGTTGATTTTTTATATCCTCCACATAGTTTTTAGATTTTTCCTTTATTCTGAATAAATTAATCCCTGAGATAATGCAAAGATTTTCCTTGTTTTTGTCATTTTCTTTGGCTGATTCATTAGCATGCCAATAACTTCCATCATACTCAAATGCTATATTATATAATGGGATATATAAATCTAGCTCATATGGTTTTATTATTTTCCTATCATTCATATAAATGGTTGACTTTAGTAATTCGTATAATATTTCATATAGTATGCACTGAGGTAAACTATATGAAATATCCATAATATGTGGACATATTAAATTGAATCCGATCTCCTTTGCCCTTCTGTAAGCATAATTATCACTTTCCCTAAATTCCCTCTTGGTTATAAATTTTGATGCTATTTTAATCAGTGAATCTATATTTATGTCCCTTGTCCTTAACTTATTACTTTTTATTATTCTATTACTAATTAATGAAACATCCTTCTTCAGACCCAATTTTTTTGCTTTCGAGCTTATTGCTTTAATAGTTCTTTTAATATTATTTGCTATTTCCACAGTTTCCATTAATTTGTAATTTTCAACTAGGTAATCTATTTCATTTTTATTCCATAATATTCCCGTGCAATCAATGCATTTATCACTATGCTTATCCGCTCCTATTAATCTGCTGGTTCTTATTAGCAACATAGATCCACACTCGCATCTACATTCCCATAATATTTTCTTGTCAATATTTTTCTTATTTAACACCAACAATTTTCCAAATCTTTTACCTATAAGATTTTCTGATTTGGCCATAATTAATTCTTTAGAATTTATACACAGCAAAGCTATTTTGTTTCATAAAAAAACCCGTGATTACTCACGGGTTTTGCATATATGTTCAGGTATTATTTGTTACCTCTTTTAGGTCCTTCCTGACTAATTGGACTTGATGGAGTTACCTCTGGAGTTTCCTTAACCTCAGTAGTAGCTTTTCTAGCGTTAACCTGGTTTAGTAATTCCATCCCAAGCAATCCTGAGATTGGTCCATTACCACCATCACCGCTACCAGTGATAAGAATTTCCGGAATGATCTTGATGTTGTTAACACCGATTGACTCAACAACTTTTAATTGTCCGAAGTTATCAGCACCCATCGCTTGAACTTGTTTCTCGTAAGCTTCTGCTGTCGCTCTACCGATAGCTTCAATCTTAGAAGCCTCAGCCTTACCTGTTACTTCGATTTGAGTAGCATCTGCTTTTGCCATTAACTCTTTTGCTTTTGCCTCCGCTCCAGCTTTGATTTCGATAGCTTTAGCTTCCCCTTCTGATCTCTTAACTTCAGCCTCCGCTTTTCTTTGAGAGATCTCAACCGATTGCTGGGCACTTACCATTTCTCCTTGCATGTTAGCCAAGGCTTTTGCTGATTCAAGGGTTTTACGTTGATCTTGTGCTTTTTTCTGAGTCTCGAATGTTACCTCCTCTTCCTGTGCAATTTTACGATCTGTTAATGTTTTCATTAGAGTTTCAGGTGGTGTAATGTCACCTATCAGTGTATCCACCGAATGAATATTATATTCATCAAGAACCCTTTTAATCTCACTCTTTGCTGCATTCTGTCTTTTCTGACGATCGTTTAGAAATGAAATAACATCGGAATCCTGTGCTGAATTTCTAAAGTAATTACCTATTGTTGGTTGTAGAATTTGCGAAACTAAATTCGGAACGGATCCAAATCTAGCAATAACTTTAGGTGCCTCCGATGCTGGTATATGGATAATTTGAGCAACATCGAGATTAAAAGTAAAACCGTCTTTTGACCGAACAGTTATAGTGCATAGACCCTCGTCAAGATTATGTGACTCACTCTTTGAATCAGCCCAATTTAAAACAATGTTTGTGGTGGCTACCAAGTCAATCTTGTGGGTGTATGGATTGATTGCATATTTACCTGGGTCCAATGGCGTAATACAAACACCCTTTTGTCCTTTCTGAACGATATTCCCATGCTTAAATCCCTCTCCCGTGGTATCAACTCCCTCGTCTCCAACATAAGATATAACAACTCCAACGTGACCAATTGGTATCTGTGTCATCTCCTTCTTCTCTATTTCTATTGCCCAAGGATTAATTGAATACGAACCTGCCTGGATGACCTGAACTTGAAGTCCTCTTTGTCCACCGTTTTCTAGGAATTTATCAAAATCCTGGAAGTTGTTATGCCCCTCCACCGTTGATCCTGCGATCGATCCGGTTTTAAGAGGTATACCATCCAATGCAGTTATTACCCCAACCATTCCGTCTTCAATATAAGTAATATCTGACTCGTAGATTTCAAAGATGTGTCTATTGATACGGTAAACCCCATTGTTAAGGTACCCAACCTGCTTACCACGTTGACCTCCGTTAGTTAAGAATTCCCTAGCTGACTGGTAGTTATCGCAATCAACGTGTCTGGCTAAAATAGACCCTGTTGGAAGCTGAGCACCGTCCTTGGATGTGATTATTCCGATTTTTCCTTTTTGTATAACTGTTAATGGAGATTGGTCGATTGTGAATTGCCAAGGCCAATAGAGCCAATATAATCCAGGTGCTAATGTGTCGGCCTGAAATCCAGGTTCTCCATTAAGAGCAATAATCTTACCATCAGGTAATGTTTTGTTTGATCCGAAAAGTACGAATTTTTTGGTAACTAGACCAATTTTATCCTCTGGGATAATTACCATACCGAAGAATACTCGGAGAGTGAATTTGTAAAATAGTACAGCTAGAATTGGAATAATCCACCAAGCATACCCTAATAAATTTGAAATTTGTTCGTGCATTTTTTTAATTATTAATTGTTAATATTATTGAATGCAAATATATGACAAAATTTCGAATTAAAAAAATAAATCACAAAAAAAATCCGAAATAAATTCGGATTTTTTGTTAGTATGTTCCCCAATCTGGGATTGTTACTATTTTCTCTTTCCTTGGCCTTTTAACCTTTGATTTTTTAGGAAATTCCATGTCTTCATCAATCTTTTGTATGAAGGTTTTAAATGTTTTTATATTCTCAAAAGTTTTCATTTTATGTAATTATTTTTGCGGCTATATTCTCAACGAATGCCTTCATATCTGCAGGTGATATCTTATCTACAGAGTCTTCCATTCTATGACATAGAAATAGAACTTCAAAATCTAAGCATCTCCCATCGGAACAAACAACTGGTGTTTTCTTATCTGTTGGAGGTAATGGATTGATAACAACAGAATCTATACCATTCTTTCTGAAAATAACTGAATCATTGAAAGGTGTTCTAACTATTGGACAATCAAAGATGGATTGGATGTGATCTGTTAGTGGCCCTGGGTAGTCGCCAATAAAGAAGTCTTCACCCCCTCTGCCGGTTAACTCGAAATTAAGTACCCATTTAATATCACCAAAATCTCCTGCATTAATTCTTTCGCTTAGATGCTTGGATCCAAATCCTCCATACTCCTCGCCGTCCAATATCGATACATTTATAGATGGTACCAATTTCTTAAGTGCAATTGCATTAATAACTGAACAGCTATTATCATTTGCATTATCGGATTTTGGATTAACTATATCATGATGAGCAACTACAAACTGATTCGAATTACCTAAAAGATTGATGTTGAACCCATCCGTTTTCTCATCGACAGGGAAACGATCGATCTCGTATTCTATCCCCTCTTTTTCAAGAAGCGACACTATAAACTCCAGCCTAGGGGTAAGCTCCTTTCCATTGGTGAAGATAGGACCTACATTTTTTGCGGCACAGAGCCCATAAATTTCATTGTATATACTCATCAGATTATTTTAATTTAACTATATATCATCCTCGTCCCCATCTTCATCGTAGCCATAATACTCTTTCATTTTGGCGACTGATGGTTCTAAGGATGCTATTATTCTTTTCCAACCTTCCCAGTTGAAGTGTTGTGATCCATACTGGGATCTTTGGAGTTTGAAACACATACCTCCCATTGCTGAGGTTAATCTTGCAGTTTCAATTAGCCACTCAAAATCGCTTCCTTCTCTTAGACAGGACGTAACTAAAACTATTGCATGTTCACGTTTCATACTTTCCAATAAATGAATTCTTGATGAGTAGGAGTTATTAACTCCGCCGGAGTCCATGCACATAGAAATCCCTTTATCAGATAGTTCACGCATTTGTCTTTCCGCTTCTTTAACACTCCATTGGTGAAGGGGTTCCGGATCCTTGGGGTCATAATCCTTATGGGATTGTTTAATGAGGTCAGCAGAAACTATAGCATAGTCTCCGGCATAGTCTCTATTGACTATGGATGTTTTTCCTGATCCAGGTAAGCCGATAAAAAGTATTGCTTTTTTCATTCCTTTTAATTGTTAGGCAAATATAAAAAAAATTCCAAATAAAAAAATTTTATTTGGAAATTTTTAACTAACAATCAATATATTTTATTTCGATGCCTTCCTTGACCGCAAATTCTATTTCTTCTGCGACACCTCTTGAATGATTCCAGCCTTCCATTTTGCAGACATGTAGCTCATCACTAACTTGAAGAAAGCTTAGACAGAAATTCTGCCAGAATGGCCAGTCCGTTGGCATTTCTTTAAATTGTGTAAGGGTGTGCCCGTATGTTATGGGTGAAAATGCTACGTTCCCATTCGCACAAAGATCCGCTGCTATTTTTGATATTTTCTCGAAATTCTCCTCCCTTTTTTTGTCATCTGGATGGCTATAAGGTGATGCTAGGTAAATTATTTTTCTCATTTAGAAGTCTATTAGATTATCTAGATCTTTTATGGTTATGAATATTGGGGTATATAATTTATTAGAAAGCTTTGCGTAAGTTGTGTATGTCGGATACCCTGTATGCCCACACCCTCCCACAAAATCCTCCTCTTCGACGAGAAGAACAAATGTCCATAGAGGTAAATCTTGGACTGAAGTAGCATTCTTGTGTATAAGGTCAAAGTCCTGGTGGTCTGAAGGATGTAGTTTATATTCAATTGGCTTACAAACCTCGTCAATACCATTACATCCACCACAGCAGATGGAAATGTACCATCTGTCATCTTTTTTTACCGCAAGACCTCTTTTTTCTAACATCTGTATAATACTCCGTCTTCGTCCCTTCCTGGGAATCCTTTATGTTCCCCTGGGAATCCAGGTGTCACCTCAAATCCGTGTTGTTCCCCCAATTCCTCGAGGGTGGGATTTGGTTTCTTCGGTGGTTCTGCTTCGTGCTCGAATAGACCATTTAGTTTTTCTTTAACAGTTTTCGTCTGACTAGTTGTTAGATGGTCGCCGGTTGCAGCTAAAAATCCATCCAGCCACATCACAAATCCTTGTAGCTTATTCATCGTCCTCATCAATAAAGATTATACCTTCACGATCAATTAATATCTCGTCTGCAATCTCAGCAAGATACTCTGGTGCTTCAATAAGAGCGTCATCATCCTGCATTATCATTTCACCTATTCCGTGTTTTTCGAAGTATTCTGTCAATTTTTGGATTACAGCTTCTTTCTTTTCTGGTGTCCAGATTACTTTAATCATAGTTTATATCATTTAACATTTTACAATTGTACCTTGTTGTTTCTTTGGTGGTTTTGTGGTTCCGTCATGGATAGCTTGCATTTCTTCTTGTACCACTGGATCCTCTGAATATGATGGATCTATATCGTGATAGAAAACCAGCTTTAAATGATTTCTGATTATTTCCACTTGTCTTGGTGTTAACTGTTCTGATTCGGATAGCTCAAAGAAGCCTTGAATCCAAAAACAAAATTCTGTTGCTTTCATTATTTTAGAAATTTGGGTTCGTGATGTGTAATCTTTATATTTGGTTTGGCTCTGGTTTGTTCCGGCTGATAATTTGGTAAATACTCACCAAACTCCCGGATCATGTTGAATTTAGCTATTGGAGCTATTTTTTGATCCAGAAAATCCTCAGAATCAACACCACATGATAGTATATTAAATGCAGTGCCAATAGACAATGATTTATTAACCTTGCTAACCTTTTCCCAATTCCCCCATTGGGTTATTGATCGCTGCGCATTATAAAACATATCTCTTAGTTCCTCGTTAGTAACTGTTTCCGCTAGCTTTTTTGCATATGATCTTTTCATCCTATTTTTCTCTAGTCTTATACCAATCACCAGCATGCCAAACTATGAAGCCCATTATGTTATCCTCTTTCACATATTTCCCCTCAGGATCAACCAATATTCTATTCCTCTGCGGATTCATATAAACCTCATATGTTCCTAGAGCATCGTGTCTAAGCTGAACTCTTTTTCCTTTTCTTAGTTCTGTTAATATAAGTTTGGCTTTTGCTATATTAAAAGATCCTATGCTTTCTCCTGGTTCATCGCTTCCTGTTAGAAATTCCCATTTATAGAACTCTTCGGATTTCTTTAGCTCCAATTCTAGGGTTGCTATTTCTTCTTCTGCTGTTGCTATTTCTTCCCTGATTTCTTTTGGATCCCTCATTACTCTTTTTCTTTCATTAGTATATAAACCTCCTCAACCGATGCTTCCCTTGACCCCCATTTTAATGTCTCCTTTGATTCAAGGATTGAATTAATTATGTCCTGTTCCGATGGTGGTGTGTCTTGCATATCGACATGGGTTCCGTAGTGATCGCTGAAATTATAAGCCTTTACACTTATTTTATATCGCTTGACTAATTTATTCCCTTCCATATTCTCCAGGTTTTATTCTACCTGATGCAATATCTGCATCTATTAAATCGAAAGCACAATCTAAAAATATCATAAGCCCTCCTCGGAACGACCCTGGGTGGATAAGGATACCTTTGATGATTTTATCGTTGACAACGAGACGATCTCCTCTCCCTCTCTCGACGGAGTATTCTGGGAGCTTGTATTTTCTGCGAAGAATTTCCATCGCTTCCCAGTAAATTGAACATTTATTAACGAGCTCGTTATATTCTTCATTGCCGGAATAAACCATTTTACCCGTTTCGTTAACGATGTACCAACCCATCCCAAAGGCGTGCCCTCTGTCGCCAAACATATAATGTGAATCGTAACTCGTAATGGTGCTAAACATACTTCCCTCATACTGTGTAACAGTTTCCCCCCAGTGATTTTCATATTGTTTTTTGATTTTTCCAGGAGCTTTCGGTGTAACCGATTCTAATGAATCTGCTATTGTATTTCCGCTCACGTTTCTAACTATTGGAAATTCGAATGCCATAAACGATTCAATTTCCGGATTTCTCTTTGGATCTTCTATGTTCATAATTATCCGCTCCAGTGTAAGTAATATTGTTCCCTTTTATCTTTGCTTAGAACATATTCGATTGTGGATTTAACTATTTCCAAAGCTTCAATATACCAGGTGTTATCACTTTCAGTTACCACATAAACACATGGTGACTTTCTAAGTACGTGTGTGTATCCCGGTATGAGAGCAACGATTTTTTGTGGCTCTGCTATGCTAAATTCACCCTCGGAGCAGGAGTAATTATATTCGTGTTTCTCCCTATTTAATTTCTCTTTGAGTATTGCCATTGCATCCTGCTCCGAATTAACATCTGGATCACGGAATATGTTTGGTCCAACCGCTTTAATTCTGTAGGCTGGTTCAACCTTGAGTTTCTCTATTGCTGAATTGACTCTCTCTAGAGACTCCTCCCAATTTGGTTGGATATAATAGTCCTCATTTTCCACTGAGAATATTTCGCTAAGCGTTGGAACCCCCATATTTCCTAATATTCTCTCGATGCCACTATCGTTATAGGAGCTTCTAAAATAACCAATCTTGAAGTAGTGATCCGGATAGCACGGATGTGGTTCCTCTATTGATTCAACGTTGGCTTCATCAGAACCCCAGGTATTAAGTCCAAGTCTTTGTGCATTTGCATTAACCTGTGATCTGCGGGATTCTTTTTCTTCATCCGACATATCGTCATATTTCACCTCACCTTCTTCCCAGATTTTGTTTGATAATTTCTCGTACTCTTCCTCTGATTGTCTGGTTGCTTTGAAATCATCGTACCTTTTCAAATAAATGTCTAATCCCATAACTATTCTTTATCTATGTTATTAATTATATCACTAATTCCGTCACTCTCTGACATGCCTTCTAATTTCTTGGCTAATTCTACGAATGCTGTATATCCAATATCCTGCATCTCCATGATGAGATCAACAACTCTAACATCGACGTTTAATTCCTCTGCACATTTTATTGCAGTTTTCTCCTCGAGTTTAACCCCAGATTCAACAAGATCCATTGCCATGTCGAATCCCTTTTCTGTTATAAGTGTTCCTCCTTCCAGAAAACCACCCTCTCTTAGTTTGTTACACCAGTAAACAAACAGGAGTGCCTGTTCTTTAAGCTCCTCGAAGTTCATTTTTCATATTATAAATATTTATAAATTATATTGCAAATATAATGAATTATTCCGAAAAAATAAAATATATTTCGATATATATGTATATACAAAATTATTAGATATGAAAAGATTAATCACGATAAGAATTGACGAGAATAAATATATTCAATATAAAAAAATATTGGATGAAAATGGGATGGATATGAGTAAGAGGATAAGAAATTTTATAGATTCTGAAATTGAAAAATATAAAGCGGATGAAAAAGTATAATATTGATGAAAATTTTTTTAGTAGCATAGATTCTGAGGAAAAAGCATATTGGCTTGGATTCCTGTATGCTGACGGGTATATAAGATCAAACACGCTAAATTTTGCTAGATTAAAACTAGCAATCAAAGATTTCAGCCACATGGAGAAATTTAGAGAATCTATAGGATCCAATCATAGAATAGAAATATATGATACTGTCGCTAATCCATATTGTCAGATAACAATAGGATGTAAGAGAATGGTTCTGGATTTAATAGATAATGGATGTGTTACGAATAAGGGATTTAAAATAAGACTTCCTAATATCAGTCATAGTCTTATGAATCATTTTATAAGAGGATATTTTGATGGCGATGGGTGCATATCACACAGAGGTGGTAATTCCTACCGGGTATCAATAATATCGAATGTAAGATTTATAGAGGATCTACTTGTCTATTTGGGTTATGGTAATATAAGCATTGATCATAAAAATAAAGATCTTGCAAATCTAAATATAGATAAATATACGCACGAATTCAGAAAGTACATCTATACGGAAGCAACCGTATATCTACCCAGAAAATTCGAGATATTTAATAAAATGGACACCGTACATATTAATAATGTATGGTGTCCAAATAATTATATAATAACTAATATAGAATCAGGAGAGAAATTTGCTGTCGATAATCTATCACTATTTTGTAGAAGAAACGGATTATCAGAATCAGGAATGTATAAAGTATCAGCAAAAAAATATAAATCACACAAGGGATTTATTTGTGAAAAATATATTCTATCTTAATTCATTTTTAACCATAGTTATTATTGATCCCAGAATGTTAAGACCCCTCCAATTTGATGGATCCTCGATGCCCCTTCCATCCTCAGCCAATCCTATCCCGTAGATACTATCAACTGGACTTGCTTCAACAAGAATCCTATTGTCCGTTGCGAGAAGCTCCTCTTTTAGATCCTCGTTTTGTGAGAACTTAGCAAGATTTCCTTCATATACAATAGCTAAGCAATTCCTTTCCCAAATTGATTTGTCAAAGTTCTTAACCATCCTTCCGAATTTCTTTTGTTCCCTTGGATTTTTCTCCTGCATGATTAATTCTGCAGTTTCTTCATCGCCAAATAACAATGCCTTCTGGTGCATCATGTATTGCTCGCATGAATTATATTCTATTTTGCCAATGGTCATATTTGCTTTATGCCATTGCGAGTAAATTCCATTCCAGAAAAACACGTATTTATTTGTTGTTTTCATATCTTAAATATAGTTTAGTATAATATTCATCGGGATTTGTTAAATCCTCGAATGTTGCTGTTTCTATTTTAACTTTTTTTGTGTCCAATTTTAAGGACTCGCACTTTTTGATAATCGAGCTCAATTTAGAATCCTTGATTTCTATTCTTGGCATATGTTATATTTTAAGTTCGTACCTTTTATAAATTCTCCCACCGCCCTCCTTTGGATAGTATGATACATTTAATTCAGTAAATAGATATTTAACCCCCGATTTATCGTTAAAAATTTCGAGTTTCCTCGCTGCTTCAAGTTTATGTGGGGTTAAGTCCTTTAGTTCAACCCCATTTCTGAATATGGATTCCTGACTTTCAATGGAATAACAAAACGAGATGCTGATATGTGGTGAATTGAGCGCATAGAGATTAACAAAAAGTCTCAGATCAGTATGTAAAAGGATTGGGAACCCGTTGGTAACAATTCTAGCAGAAACTTTGTCTAGAAAATTCTCTATTTCCTCCTTTGTTCCTCTCTTTTGTTTGGCTATGTTCAATTTTTTGAATTCCTCAGACACCACCTTTTTCTCTGTTTTAAATTCTGACAAATAGTTTTCGTCCGGATCTTCAAGATCACATTCTATTCCCCTCTTCTTGAGTCTATCTATAATGTAAGCAGCATTCTTTGGTGCTAGAATCATACTAAATAGATAGTTTATTGCAGCATCAAATGAATAAAAAGTCGTCCCTGGGGAGATGCGATAGGACTCCTCAAGTTTGGCTATCGAAATTTCCGAGTACCAATCTTTAAGATCAGTTTTATATGGGAATCTTATTGATCCTCCAGCATCTAATATTTCCTCTATGGATTCCTTTCTCATGCCTATTATGATGTAAATTCTAACCAGGTGCCTTCTCGCTGATCGGATTTCATTTCAACTTTTTTCCATCCAGCCTTGATGTACCTGCCTCTTATTATTTCAAGATGTAAATAACTCATACCTTCTGGAACCTTAAGAGTTAAAGTTCCCCCTGACCTAAGTTTAGAATTTGATAGATGAAGATCTATCTTTTTTTCAAATCCATCGGCTTCCTTTTGGAGATTTTCGTCCAATAATTGTGGTGAAACTGCCATATTATACGTATTTATGTGTTTGGTCGTTAATCATAGCAATTGTGCCGGTGGTCAATTGCTTCAACGTCTCTTTAAAAACTTGTATTGCAGCCGCTACGTCATCTTTATGTACCATCTCTACTGTAGTATGCATATACTTCAACGGACTAGCTACGATCACCGTAGGGATGTTTTCGAGGAAGAACGAAACAGTGTCATTTCCATAAGACCCAACAGATAGCTGCAATGGAATTTCTTTCTTCTTAGCAACCTCTCTAACCATCTTGATTAGATCCTTGTGGTTCTGTGATGCGTACTCAATAACCGGTCCTGCACCTCCTTTAACATCGCCGGATTTGGCTTTGTTCATCTTAGGCGAGTTTGTGTTATGTGTAACGTCATGAACCAATGCAATGTCTGGTTTGATTGTTTGTGCAATCAACCTTGCACCGAATAACCCAACCTCTTCCTGTACAGCATTAACGATGTAGAGGTCGAAAGGTAAAATTGTGCCTTCCTCCTTAAGTTCTCTCGCAACTTCGGCGATGATATAACCACCAATTTTGTTGTCCAAAGATCTACCTACGTAATACTTACCAAGTTCGAAGAATGGTTGGTCAAATGTGATACAGTTACCAACCTCAACACCAAGCTTTGCAACTTTCTTTGCTGTGTCAACGCCCAAGTCGACCCATAGATCATGAACTTCCGGACCCATATCAACCCTCTTCTCTCTCGTGTGGATAGCAGGCCATCCAAAAACTCCAGGTACTTTTTTACCGTCATGGGTATGAACAAATACTGTCATTGATGGTGCAATCATATTGTCGGATCCCCCGTTTGTTTTCACCCGGATCATTCCATTTGCTTCGATTTCCGTGATAATCCAGGAAATTTCGTCGCAGTGGCTTTCCAAAATTACCTTCTTGTCACCAGTTCCCTTAATAAGACCGTATGCGGTACCATAAGCATCAACTTTTATTTCGTTAACTAATGGTCTAACGTAATCGATCCAAACCTTTTGACCTTCGATTTCTCTACCTACAGGTGAGAATGCGTCTAAATACTCTTTTAAAAACTTTTTATTATCGCTCATTTTTATTGATTTTCTTTTCTTTTAGTTCTAAATCCCCACTTTGATTGTGCCATCCATTCAACTCCATAGCCATCTATATAAAGATTTACTGATCTTCCGTTAACAACGTCGGTAAACAATGAACCTTCACATTTCATTGTTAGTCTGCTTATTAATCTTTCTATCATGGCTTTTTGGATTATGAATTTGCAGCAATATATTTTTTAATAAGAACCTCACACTCAGAATTGATTGCATCTGGTTTTCTTTTCTTTTTCTGTGATTTCCAATTATCCTTTTCAACTTCCAAGTAGTATAGATCACTATAAACTTCAACGTAGCCGATAATAATATCGAGATAGAAAATATATGTTAATGAATTTGTATCGTAATACTTTGCTACTATTTTAAATTGATCTCTTGTCATATTATTTTTTATTATGGTTTAATTATTACTTCGCTTAAATGAATACTTCTTCCACAAATTGTCTCTGCATAAACGTATTCATAAACTCCATCATCATTTGGTTTGTCGCTTATATAAAAGCTCTTTATTACAAAGTCTCTTCTACCGTCACCAAATGACACATTTTTCTGTATTGTTATACTGTCACCCGGATGATATTCTATTCCCTTACAGAAGCTTCTGAAGTAATCCTTACCCCTTTCGTTGGTTCCTTTTATATAAAGATCCCCTTTAGGTTCAATCATTTCCCAATCTTCACCCTTATCGATTATTCCATTTTTAATGGTTTCCTTAAGCACCTTATTCCCATCCAGAAAATGATATTTCTCGTCCACCCTGATTACTTTGTCGCCAGTATATTTGTTTTCAAAAATAACCTTCATTATTCCTTATCGTATATTACAACGGTTACTTTACAATCTTTTAGTTCCTCTTGGATAATTACTTTTATAATCTCCCAATCACCGCCGGCGAGTTTTGAACCAATTTTCGGGAGTCCGACGGGTCTACCTTTGAATTGGTGGTTTATTTTTCTCATGCAGAGTCTAAGTGCATCATAATCAAGTGGTCTAGCGGTTCCGCCATCATGGTTTAATCCAAACCCGTACTGGGTGTAGCTATTAACAACAGCCAAATCAAATTCGCCATTTTCTCCGGTGTATGTATTAATCTTCCAATCAATCTGTCCAAGCTTGTTATAGTCACCTCTATGCTGTTGACTCTCCAACGGAAACTTATCACAACCAAATGCTTTCGCCATTTGTGGTGCTATACCAGCTCCCATAGTGGCGTAACAATTTACGCCGTGACTAATGACGTCAAAACTACCCTCTAATGCAAGTTTAATAAGATCACCTTTAATTTCTACGTATTCCATTTCTATCTACTATATTAAATTCAAACAAAAATCCCGAACTTATACAGGCATTATACTTTGCCATATTTTCTTCCTTCTTTATATTAAATGTATATTCACTTTTAACCTCTATTATTGTATTTATGCTTTTGATATAAAAATCGGGGTAATATGTTCTTTCAACATTTTCAAAATTGTAATATATCCTACCTATTTGTGAATGTATGTTAGTCACACCAATAACTATATCGGATTCCATATATTTTTCCAATAATTTATTAAGAACCAATGGCTCATATCCCAGAAAGGTTTACCAATTCTGCTTGTAAGAAAATCTGTACACCAGTGACAAATGAATGTCACGGTAGCAAAGAATACTGCTTGTCTAAAATCACCAAAATAGAACCAAGATGCCATCAACCATATAATCGAATAAACAGCAACGTGATACGTTAACCATTTTGTATCCGTGCTTTTACCCTTTGCCTGGTCGTCGGTCTGTAACGCAAAATCTGCTAGGAAGTGTATTAGCAGGATGAATATGAATATTTTATCTGCCATATTATTTTATTTGTTTCCAAGTTATATGTAATCTAAAATCATCGTGATATTGTATTATATCAAAACTTATAACGTTGCTCACTGTAATCTCTTTTGTTATTGGATCAAGAGTACCAGCAATGGTCGGTCTTATGACACCAGCCGCAGATTCAACTAGGGTTCTAGCTATTTCGCCATGATGGGTATCCATAAACTCAACATCAGCAACAAGAAACCCATCAACCACATCCACCTTTGATACTTGATGAGTCACCTTTGATAGATCAAGCGTGGTTTCGTAGGTCCTATCGCTAGCATCATGTATTAGCTCACCACCAAAGAATCCTTTATCTATCGCTTCCTTGACATTCTCATACATTTTAGTTATAGCCTCTTTTGTGTAGATGTTACCTATTAGATTTGGAACATCAGCCTGAGCTATTGCTATTGTCATATGTTTATCCGAAGACATTTGTGATCTGTCTTGTTAAGATTGCTGAATCCTCTTCCGGTCTGGATTCTATTCCCAATGATGTGCTCTTTCCGTACGCGAAGGCTTTCACTATAGTTTCTCCCCATGAGTCAACCTCTGTTCTAAAGTCTACGAATCCAGCACCATCTATTCTACCCATTCCTCTAGCCATATCGCTATGTTGGATTGCTGCAGAGAAAATAATTGCACTTCCGTCTGCTATAATATACTTTGGTTTATACATCTTTTTGATATTTATCTAAGAATTTTTGTATCATGGATGATCCACTTGCTGACTTTCCAACAATCATATTTAGCACACCTTCTTGTGGTCCAACCATTCTATCCATAGCTTCAGTCATTCTTTCCTTGAGTGTCATATTAGCTAATCTCTCCTCGGCTGCTTTGTTTTCAAGGTCAATGAACTCCTTCCATTCAGGAGAAGTCACGATTTCATTTATGCTATTGTACTTCATTTTATTTAATTTCTTTTGCGTACCATCCTATATAGGATTGCGTACCATTTTTAATTGAATCAGTTTTTGCTTTTTTTGATTGGTATATAGGTACACCCCCATTTATATGGGACTTTTTTAATGGCACGAATGGAAATTTATTTTCCATACAAACTTTTTTAAAATTTCCATCGCATCTATAAATAAGATCACCACTATTATTAAATATATCTATAATTTTAGCTCTCCCGTTTTTATTTCCCGAGATTTTATTTTTACATACGCCAAACAGATTTGGGTCGTTTTTAAATTCATCAGACGTAACTAATCTATTTTTTCCACATTGGTCTGTGCACATAACTTTACCTTTATGAACACTCATTATCTCACCATTTAGTAACCTTGGATCATTTTTATTTGCAAGGAAAGTATTTCCGTTAAAATCTTTTGCTGGAACCATTCCTACGTTTGGACTCGTATACTTTTCATTGGAGTAGAAGTCATCCTTCTTAACTCTAACATTTTCACCCTTATCATTTCTACACGTTACAAATCCATGGGTTATGGATTTGTAATTTCCCGATAGATATTTCGGATCTTTGGTGGAAACACTTAGGGTTTTACCTTCGCTATCGAATACGCTAACCCTATCAGAAGCATCATATTCTATTGATCCACTTATTGATAAATTATAATATTCCAAATTTTTATCAACATTATAGAGCATATGGAGTCTTATTTCTTCCTCCACCGCTGCTGATCTGTCGTTAAAAATTGAAAGTATTTCTTTCCTAAATATTGAAATTCCTCTCTCCCTTATCTCCCTGCTCAGTGATTTTGATGAACCCCAATATTTTATATCCAATAATGGTTCAACCTTTGATGTTCTTACACCAATATAAAATTTTCTTTCATCAAGAGGTTCAGTGTTAGTTATTTTATATACATAGAAATACATATGAATCTTTATTTCTATATATCACCACAATCAGATGAAATCTGTATTAGTTTTCGTCTGGGAAGAATTTTTCAAATAGAATACCAAATCCTCCATGTTCTGTTACCCCGGATTTTCCTGTTGCTACTTCTCTTGCCGTTACTGAGATGATTCTCCACCCGTCGTTTAACACAGCATCAACTTCTTCCTGTGCATTAGCTTTAGTACTCGAAGTGATTAAAAATTTTTGTCTTGTTACTGCCATTTTATTTGGTTTTTATAGTGAAAAAATACATTCTTTTTTTGGATTGAATATTCTTAGAACAGTCCCCTGTCCAAATACCCAATTGAAGTAGTGGCCTCTATATTTAATAGTTCCACCACCGAAACTTGCATCAAAAGTGTCAAGCTGCTTGTTATAAGGTCTCCCGCCAATCTCAGCTGCATCAAATACAAAATACATTAGATTTCTTGGGTGTGGCATGTGACCCTTAGCATAACATCTTCCTACGTAGGCATCATCATGTCTGGCAATCTCCTTAGCTAATTTAGATTCAAATTCCGCTCTGGATAGGCTCTCGATATATTCGAAGGCTCTTTGCTTTCTGTCAGCCTCTCGTTTCATCTTATCTCTCATTCTTTCGAGTGAAGCCTTTCCCTCGGGAGTCTCCATGAAAGCTTTCATTTTCTCCAACATATCCGATGCCATGATTTCTTTTATTAAATTATATTGCAAATGTATGAATTTAATTCGAGATATAAAAATTTATTCCGAATTATTTCTTAAGGTTTGGAAAATCAAGAAACTCAGAATCCAATATTTCCTTTATCATTTTCAGTTTAACCCCCGACGGGTCTGTTATGCTCAACAAGCCTATACTGGAACAAACTGATCTAGTTTCTTCATCCATGCCCCATCCGGATGAACATGTTTCAGCATCTCTACCAATCATCTCCTCGAATTTTTCTCTAACAGCCCACCTTAATGGAAAATCTGCTCCGTTTGGTAATTCTCTTCTCTTAACTGGTCCAATCACACATCTCCAGTATTCGTCTTTTTCTTCCTTAGCCATTTAATATTCTAATTGCTTTTTTTGAACATTCTTTAGTTAAACCATATCCGATATCCACACAATCCGGATGATTGATATTATTTGATGTCATAACAAAATTACCGAGTTGGTGGGGTAAAAAATCACTATTGTCGTCAAGAATAACATATTTAGTAACATTCTTCCTGTTTTCATCTAACCAATACTCTACCTCATGGCCTCTTTCAATTCTCGTGGTGAGCTCAAGTAGTCCCTCATTATATAAATATGTACAGTCTGGTGTAACATCAATAACCTCACCTGGCAGATTTCTCTTCTGCCACATCTCTTTCATTCTCTCCAATCCTGCGTATCTCCATGTTGATGAGATCACTATCTTGGCTCCTGTCTCTTCTATTATCATCCCAAGGTTATCAACGAAATGCTTGTGAAATTGACTTCCAAATTCATCATGATCGTGGGAATAAACATTCAATACGCCGTCAATATCGAGAAATATAATCTTAATTTTTTCCTCCATTTTTAATTTTGATTTACGACATCCAACCCAATAAAGTTTTCAAGATCCAGATTAATTCGGAACCAATACTCGTATCCTCCATCGTGACTTCCGCCCTCGTTGGAGTAACTCGTATCTTCCCAGAAGTGGATTTCTATAGCGTCGTTCTTAACTACTATCTCATTATCCTCACCAACTTCAAAGTCCATGAAAATCTCATTGTGCTTCGGATCGGTTATGAAATAATAAAGACTCTCAGCCTTCTGCTTATCCTCTTCGTGATCATCTATGAATTGTAGGTATTCTTCCAGTGTCGGGAAGTCCTCTAATGTTTTTTCTCTTATTTTTTGATATAAGCCGTTAAAGTCAAAGAAACTCCTTAACATGTCTGATTGTGTCATAATTTTTTTCTGTTCCAGTTATATTTAATTATTTCTCCATCGATATACTCCTTCCATGTCTTTTTCCATGGTCCGGAAAACAATATTGTCATGCATCCAGTTCCATTTCCTATTTTGTGATATGAATCTCTAGGAAAGTATTGGAAAACCTTCACCCTTGGTCTAACTTCATATTCTCCAGTTTTTTCGTCAAGAAGAATAAACTCATCATATCTTCCAAATAGTTTCACTGAGAATGCATTAAATGCATGTGTGTGAAATCTATCCTGTGCGCCATCGCTTTTATGAAAATAAAAGAAGATGATGGAGAATAACCATTTACATTCGAATAGAACAAACTGTGAAACAGTCTGATCACCAAATGCGAATTTATTATAAGCTAATATTGATATTACTCTGCCTTTCATGGCATAACCCAATAATATTTACCACGATGCTTACAAACTGGTATATTGTAAAGTGGTTGTTCCAATGGAACCCTGTATATGATAACTCTTCCGGATTTTGTTTCTAGTGTAACTGTCCTTCCCCAAGACGATGGGACTGCATAGATAACTTCACCGTTCATTCTTTCGTCCGTCTTACATATATTACGTAATCCGTCGCATGATACGCTAAGGAAAAAAAGAGCTATTGACAATGGTATTTTGATTCTCATGATTTAAAATAGATTGTGGCAGGAAATCCACCAAATACAAACTTGGTAACATCACAAAGCCACATATCAATATCATATCTGATACCCATATATTTCTCCATTCTATACCATGCACCTTCACCTAATTCCCAATTTTCCAAGCGACCAAGATATAAAAACTCCATAAAATTCGCGCCCTCGAAATCCTCATCGGATAAAGTAACATAAATGGTTGTGTCTCCCTGTGAAAGTATATCTAGAAATGTATCAGCACCGGAAACCATCTGTAGATCAGCTTTTGATCCCTCCCATTCAGGTAGATCAACAAACCATCCAGTTTCGTCCCTATAGAATTTAAAAAGTCTTCTCATTATAAAAGTTTTAGAGCCTCCCTGATTCCCTCAGCTAAGCATTCTCTCATATCCCTTGTTGAATATGAGTTGTATTTTTCCATGTAGCCATATCCATCAGCATCATGATCTTCCCAAACTCTAACCCGTAGATCAAGAAATCCATCATCGCCTCTGAAAGTTTCTATCAGTGTGCTGCATCTTTTTTCCAACCAATTAACAACCTGGTGGTATAATGGAGCAGAAATGGATGACGGTAAACCACCAAAATGGTTATAGTCCATCGGATGAAGTTTATGAGTATTAACGTTAATACACTCCTCTAGTATCCCATCTTCATTGTAAATCATGAAGCATGGTTCACTAAATCCTCTATTTTTAAGTTGCACCGCTATATCAACAGGTACACAGTATTCCTCCATTAAATGCATGATATTGCTGATTTTATTGCTGCGTTTAGTGCTTCGTAGTAATCTTCGTAGGGACCATCGCCATGATCTATTTCGTCCTGGTCCTTATCTGTGTAGTTTGTGTACTCATAGGTAATGACATTATCTTCCATTAGAAATGGCATAACCACAATGATAATCCCATGCTCATCTCTCAGCCAATCAGTTACCTGCTGGTGTGTTGGTGCAAGTATTAGATCATCGATTCTATATCCCAGTGCTTTAGATATCCCGCTAATTCCTGATCCCCAATGTTGATCAGTTACCGATAGTCTTCCCCCTTTATAGAAACAGATACACTCACCATCAAATTCAAATTCCTTAAGCGAGGTTGCTAATTCCAAACTAACAAATAATTTATTCATTCTTCGATGTTTTAGTATTAAAGTCTTATCTGTGATTATCTGAAATTTTCCATTCTTTTTCTTATCGCTTCCGCAGCTTTATAATCCTCGGATTCGATTGCATTTTTTAAATAAACCTGGCACTCAATCTCAGTTAGTAACTCTATCGGTTTTCCGTCTATAGTTCCTTTGGGTGAGATTGATGATGAGCTTGTTGGTTCTTCTATATCAGCACTAAATGACGGATCAGTTCCCATGACCTTCTTAGCTTCCTCGTAATTTCTTCTCCAGTATGCAGATTTATTCAATTTTACTTCCTTCCATTTTATCTTATAAACATTCCCGTCGTGAACATCGACATAAACATCATCATCCGTCCAACCACAAAGCTTTGCGTAACTTTTACCCTTTTTTCTTAGAACTTCGTATGCAGTGTCCCTATTAAATTGATCCATAATCAACTTATCACCAACCTTCCAATCCTTATACTCAGATTTTCTTGATCTTCTTTTAAGAAAAGATCTAATGGTGATTATAATCACTATTGCAAATATTGCTAATACTATGTAAGCTAATGTTTCCATATGTAAAATTTTATACAAATGTATGAAAAAATTTCGAATTAAAAAAATCTTTTTTTCTCTTTTGCAAGATTTTTTATCCTCTTAACCTTATATGGAAATAATATCTTTATAAGAAACATTGATATTACTTTGTACCTTCTTCTGTCCTCATAGCCAGAGATTGTTGAGCACCGGATGGCTTCCATACATTTGTCAACTAAAAAAGTTCCTCTGTACGAAGCACCATTGGTGTTAAATTCATCATAGTAATTGGCATTAAAATCCGATATGGTATGTTTGATCATTCGATAATCACTAATCATAACCGTATAACACCCATCCGATGTTGCTTTTAATATCTCCGTTTTGTACGAGAATTTTCTTGGCATATACTGCTCACTGAGCGGATATTTATAGCCTTTATCCCTGGGTATAAATCTGACTGTATATTTGCCAATTGTGAATGATTTAATTCTTTTCTTCCTTTCAATTTCACCAAGTCTATAAAAGAAGTTCCATGAATTTACGGCTAAAGTTTTAGTTGGAAATTTCCAATGCCTATCAAGGATTCTACTTATGTCACCGTAACCCATTCCCTCCGGTGGTGCACCACAGAAGAAATCACCGTCCTCTAGCCAGGTGCAGTTGTACGTGGAAGCAAAACACCAATCGTGATTTAGACATTGATATCCATCCTTCATTGATGGCGTTTCGTTTGGATTTGAAACACGGTCGCTTAGATCCTCGTATCTGTCCCGATGTGTAACGACAAGGGGTGATAAACAGCAAGGACAAAGGATGGGAAGGTCTTTCATTACGAAGCGGGTTCTACTTTATCAAACTCAACATTTTCTTTTAGAAACTCACCCATGAAATCGAATAGCTCATCATTCCCATTACTTATACACTGATAAAGTATGGAATCCAGATGTCCAGAAATCGATGTTCTATTGTAGGTTGTGTTTTTCCTGTTTAATACACCTAATTCTAGACCCAAGGAGTAGTATTCGGTTTCTTTGCTTTCCACGTCAAATTCCGCTGTTCTTCTGATCTTTGCTCTAAGCGATAATATCTCGTTTCTCCTTTTATTTTCCTCATCTGTTATTACAGAATTAGTCATACATAGGGAGTCGCTGAAATAGTCACACTGTCTAAGTGCCTTGTGGAAATTTACAAACCACCAGCTATCCTCCGGTGCTTGTTTATATTCAGTTACGATATATTCCAGAAAATCAGGATCGCCGAGATGCAGTACACTGAAAAGATTCCAATAGATAAAAAGCTTTGGTTTCTTGTCTGACTTTTTTCTTAGAGAATCCAGAAATTTCTCCTCCAGTGTTTGATTTTTATTTTCCATCTGATATCCTCTCGTATTTCTTAATTAGACCATTCATTTTGAAGTAGATGAATGTGAGTACTATCGCTCCAATTGAAATAAGTACTGTGATATCAATTGATTTCGAATCCGATAGGTAAACGAAGAATGGCATAAAAGTCCAAAGAACTATTGCCATTATTCCGGTACTTCTTCTGAAATCCTTAGCCTCCTTTAATGTTTCTGGTGTCATGAGTTTATTTTTAAATTAAAAATCCGAATTATCACACAAATATATGATAATAATTCGGATTAAAAAAATAACAATAACAATTATTTTAAAATTGTTTCTTTGGCATTTTATTGGATGGCTTAGTTCTTTCTATCTAAATTGGCAGTTTTATCTTGCGATTTTTCTTGAGGTGTAGTGCAGCAGCCCACTGCAGTTCTCTCCTTACCCAACTATTACCAATGCGTCCATCCTATAAAATACCGTTCATTCACCACGAAGAACATTTTCTTTTTGTGGAGAGAGAAGGACTCGAACCTCCAATCTTATTGCTTTACCTCCACGTGACTTTAAGCATATCTCCCCATTTGCATTTGTGACCAGTGCAGGAATCGAACCCGCAGTTAATGTCAAAGCTCCACGACATCAACCATTGCTTTATAGGAACTTTCTAATGTGCAGGGTTCCATCCCTGCATTCTGGTCGTTAAAAACAGAGGTCATCCAGTATACGGGGTGCGCCTCACCTTATGCATCTAGGGCCCGTGCGTTTGCGTTTTACGTGTTTCGTGATTGGAACAGGATTCGAACCCATTTTTACCACTGCTCCCAATAGGCGTCGCGCCACAATCAAGCTATTTCCAATCGTTTAAAGAGCCTAGTCTGACCTGCCAGACAGTACATGTCGAGATTAATTTGGCGCCTCGTTATGTAGTAGACTCTTTATGTTTTAACCCTGGACTCGGACTCTACCTCAGACGATTTCGTTAGTGATCCGCGGAACCACCTTATTTCGTGTCCAGTTATCACTGCAGCTTACAGTGACGTGGCTAGTGGGGGAAACAGGAATCGAACCTGTGACACTTGAATCAGCTAAACTTCGCCTTTGTGTGAAGACGTCATAGATTCTATCTATGATGTAAGTTAGAGATGTACCATACCGTTGGTCTATTCCCCCTGTTGGGAATCGGTTAAAGCCGACCGATTTCCCTATTATACCGACTTTTCCACTAGGTTAGGAAACTGTCATCTGCAAAACCACCCTTACTTTTCCTTAAGGCTAGGAAAACTTTTAAACTACCCGGTCCTATTAACCTTGTTTTTAAATCTAAAACAATGTTCTCGTCCGATGGAGATGCACAATAAAAACTGCTTTGTCGGGATAGAAGGAATTGAACCTCCGCTGTAAAGCTCTACCACTAAGCTATATCCCAAATCTTATTAACAATCACCATTACAAGGTGATTGACATGTTCCCCATACCTCATATGAGCATTTCTGTGAATATCCTGTTGGTGAATCTGGGTCTGGCCAGGATCCTCCAAGTCTTGCACCTGCTAAAGGAATTCCTAAATTACTAGCTTCGATAGCAAGTGTTCTGTACTTTTCGAACCTTTGCTTTTTTCTAGCAAGCATTCGTCTAAGTCCTTCTGCTTTGTATCTCTCCGCCTGTTCCTTATTCTTTGCCATTCCTATTATTAATTACATTGCAAATATATGAAATTATTCCGGAATAAAAAAATAAAAATGAATTTATTCCTGATAATTTTCAATGCACATTATCATTGAATCTTTCCGATCACCATTTAGAAATGATCTGAATATAATACCAGGAGTAAAAGTGTTATATGTTATCACAATCTCACCATTAGGTCTATCTGAATATTCAGTTCTCTGGAGATATCCTATATAATCGCTATACTGCTGATTAAAATCGAGAATTATCTCAACCAATTTACGCTTATAAAATTTTAAATATAGATTACTTAATATGATATTTTTAGTAAAAGGATAGTTATCGATTCTATAGATCTCCACAAACTCGGATTCAACAGGAACAAAATTTTCTAAGTTGACATCGACAGATTCAATATCGGAACCAATCTTAATTGATCCGATGGAGGTCAAAGGTTTTCTATTTCTGGTGATGTGGCTTCTATTTTGACTGTACCCAGAAGCACACAAGAAAAGGAGAAAAATCGCTATAAATCTATTCATAGAATTGAAATTGTTATTTTTTTAGTTCTTTACCATTGTTTCGGATGTTAGCTTTCTAGCTTCTTCCATTTCGAGAGTTGATAAGAATTTATCCAATGTCAGATCACAATACTCATCTATCCAATCACCTATAAAGTACAATTTTCTAGTACCTTTAAGAACACCAAATAGAATTGGATCCTTGGCCTTTTCAACCTCGGCTTTTGTCATCTTCGTGGAATTGTCATACTTATCAAAATGTAGGATAACATAATTATCGAATAGCTCAGAAGCGTCGTATTTTTTCTTCTCCTCTATAACATCCTCGGGAATCATTCTGGCGTAGTTTTTCATCCACGTCATTTTCAGCATTCTATCTTTTAGATTTGCTTTTTTATAAAACTTAACTACGTCCTCTTCAGTAACGTATTTCATCTCACCAACCTCCAATAGTTTAGCCTCAGCAAGAACTCCATCCTTCTTATCCCTTAATATTTCTAAAAAAGCTATTTGTCCGTTATCCTTTGCTGTTTCTATTGCATTGGTATAGAATTCAACGGAACCTGGATTTACTTCCAGGATTTTGATTGAATTCTTAACGTCATTAAAAAATTCATCAACTGATTGGTATCTGATTTTAGTTATTTTCTTATTTGGAAAAAGCAGTTCAGCCGCTCTTAATTTAATCCAGCTTTTGAACGTATGCTCGTGCATATGAAGATAGTGAAAATAATCAACTGCACGAACCTCTATTGATTCAGTAAGTGAATTGCTATCTCTTTCCATAGCACCACTTATGAACGATGTCATAGTATTACCAATAGTGATACCTCCGATTGAATTATCCGGCTTCTTGCTAGTTTTAGGTAGAGCAATGAAGTTTTCAAATATCTCTAATTTGTTTGAATTTGTTATCATCAATTAGTCTTTAAAAAGGTTTAATAAATATTCGAACATTGGAGCTAATTTATGATCCTTATCATCGCCACCAAGCTTGGTAATAAAGTTAGCATTCTCTTTTTTGTACTTGTCGTACATACCACTTCCTGTCATTTTACCATACTGAACATTAGCAATACGATCGCAAAGCTTAACGAAAACCGCTCCTGGTGTTGCTACTATTCCCTCGTAGTATTTGTCATTAGCTCTTTCCGAACGATTCTTACCTTTCTCGTTAGTAACAGCATAAACAATATCAGCTGCATCTTTACCAAGATGGTTAACTGCGTCATTATATGATGTTCTGGTGTCCTCGATTGTATCATGTCCCCAGCCAGCTTTTCTACAAGCCATTCTAAGAGAAACGAATCCTAATCTATTTCCATCCAGGATCTCTCTAGATTTACCAGTTTGCATGTCTTTCGTATCATCCAAAAGATGCTCGAATTGTTGTGCTGCTCTATCAACCATTCTTAAATGGAAAGAATATGGCAAATATTTGTCATACATGTGGTTGGTATTATCGTGTTGTGCTATGCACCAGTCTACGTAGGTTGTCAAATCCATGTTCTTTTATTTTTATATCGCAAATATAATAAAATATTTCGAGATAAAAAAATATTTATGGAGCAATTCCCTCTTCCACCTCATAACCTGCTTCCTCCGTCTCCTCTACATATTTTTTATATGCTTCTGAATCCTCGCCAAGATTTATTCTGTATTCGGTTTCTCCATTATCCCATGATGCCAATCTAATCATAACCGGTGTTCCGTGATAGATTTTTGTACATTGGTTCATTACCCAATCCTTGTGGTGTGCACCGTCAATCGATCCGTATCTCTCGATGAACTCAAACATCCAATCTTTGATTCCAAATCCAGTGTATGGATTTCCTGGATCTTCCATCCCTACCTCAACCTCTCCTAAATATTTTGCCATGATTTTTTTATTTAATTTCAACATGTAAGCAACATCCTGAACCACCACACCCGCAAGCATAGATCTTATGTTTTATACCTTTTTCAATTTCACCTCTTTTTAATTGGGCATTATGTACCGCCTCATCATGTTTGATGATTGCCATATCCAGGCTATCAAATAGTCTGTTGCCCTCCCTGGTAGTTTTGGTGCTTCTACCTTTTTTCCTTGCGATTCCTACAGCATCATATAACTTTGCCATTATTGTTCCTCCACTATTGTGTTAACGATTGGATAGTAGCTAAACCTCCCATTGTCGTCTCTAAAGCGGTAATGGTTATCGCCAATTTCAGTAAGTTCTCCTTTTATGGCCGTGTCTACAGCAAAATATGATATTGATTGTCCATTATTCAACAGTACTCTTATTCTATATTTTTTCATATTAATGTCCTTTAAATGTTTGTAATTCTTTCATTTTCTGTGCTATTCTAATTCCCATTGGTGTACTCATTAGTTCAACCCTGGGTACTATACCACATCGGATTAGCTCTATTCTGTCAGCATCAAAGCAGGCACCTATTGTGATGTCCTCGATGTCAACTACACCCTTGTGGTGTTGTAAGCAGGCTTTCCATAGCTGGATATATTGGCTATGTTCTAGGAATTCCAACTTTCCGCTGTTTCTTAAAAAAACCACAAAATCAGCAGCTCTGTCACCATGTTCAGGATCCTGATGATCATCTTCCCTTTTGCAATCATGTAGGTATGCAAAAAGACCAACAACTAATTGGTCAACTCCCAGCTGTTGTGATAACATCATGCCATTCCCATAGACCTCATCCCAATGTTGAATCCCATGGATGGAATCCTTGTCCATGACAAAAGTTTCTATTGCTATTTTTTTAATATCTAGTATGTCTTGTCTCATTATATTTTTCATTTGTTATTGTGGATTTGTTGTTGCTATTCCACCTACTAAATCACCGCCAGTCCAAACAGTAATTACCTGCCCTTCTGTGAATCTTTCAGATCTTCTTGGTTTGACCTCGATGATGGTATCCTTACCCTTCTTATTCTTTGTTTTTAAGCTCGCTGCTCCATCCCAACTGCTTACCTTCATTACAGTACCCACATATCTATTTGGTTCCGTATGCAGCACTATAATAAGTCCTAGAACCAATATTGGGATCCCGACAAAGATTAATGGTAATGAAAGGTCTTTTAATGATTCTTTCATTAGAAAAAATCATTAAATGAAGTATCCCAATTTTTCACCTTTTTAGCAGTTTTTCCAATCTTTACTGAACCTGATGACATATCTCCGAATCCATTTATTCCCGAAGGACCAGGAATACCAGTAGGTCCGGAAGAGCCAAGTGATACCATTTCCTTGTTAGATGGCGGATACTTATGTGATTTTTTACCAGAATTTGCTGGCGTCTCAATTTTTGGATTTGATCTATTCGTCTTATCCCTCATTTCAACTCTTTCCATTATAAACTTCTTTTAGTTGCTTTATATTTTTTAATCTGCCTATATATTGTGGATATACTCAATTCAATAGATCTGGACATCTCTGACGGATTAATTCCATTGTTGTACATTGTTACTATTGACATGAATTGATCATTGGATATTTTATTTTTTCTTATATTTACACCTTTCTTATTTGCAACTGAATAATATAAGGTTTTACTAAATCCTGTTTTTTCCAATATTGCATTCATATTATTTCCATTATTTAGCATCTCTGAAATAATAGATTCTTTCTCCGATTTGTATATCCTGTTAATATCCACTTTATCCCACTTTCTATCCATAGCCGGAATATTAAGCTCAATAATTTTTTTCTTTATATCCTTTAGTTTTATCATGTTTCCTATGCGAAATATTGAATATCCATTATTATCAATTTGATATTTTTTAGAATCTCCTGTTAATATCAAATAAAAATAATTAAGCATGTCTTGCCACGAGCCATCGCATTTAACGGCGAGTCCATGTCTTTCGTCAATGCATCCATCGCCATCAATAAATCCAACAACCATCGAAAATATACAATCTTGCTGCATTGATTCTGGTAGGACTGGTGGATTTTTAGTTTTGTTTGTTTTCCATTCAAAATCGGATGCTATTTTTCTAAATGTTCCGGAGTCATTTAAAACAACCCTTATTATATTATCATTTTGATAATAAACGCTAGTTTTCCCAACATGATCTTCTATTTTGAGTATATGATCTTTATCCTTTATTGCTAAATTAAGCATCATATTATTTTTTTTGCTTATGTTACCATCAGCTAGCATAAATCCCAACCAATAACAACTTGTTATATCATCATAGTTTGTTAGTATCGAATATTTACCTACATTTTTATTTTCCGAAAATTCCCTCTTTATACCATTTAATGATGCTATTCTTTGTAAATATGACCAGGAAAGACCAAGTTCATTGATTATTTCAGATTTGCTCTTTTTGCTATAATTTTCTATTAGATAATTAATCAAATATTTTTTATCGTATCTCATATTAGGTACATTTTTATACCTATATATCCCCGGCGATGGATCTTTTCGTATCCCTCTCTATATCCTCCTCCCTTATTTTTTTCTTTTTATCATAGGTCTTCTTTCCCCTCGCAAGAGCAATATCCAATTTAATCAAACCCTTCTCATTAGTAAAAATTCGGAATGGAACTATAGTCATTCCTCTATCCATGTCATTCTGTAACTTTTTAAGTTCACTTCTATTAAGAAGTAATTTTCTTTCTCTGTTTGGCTCGTGTGTATATGTCGAGGATATTGGTGTAATGTTTAGATTCTTCAGAAAAAGTTCCTTTCCATTGAAATAACAGTAGGAATCAACAAATGAAACTCTACCATCTCTGATAGCCTTTACTTCCGAACCCATTAACTGCATTCCAGCGGTTAGAGTTCTAATGAACTCGTAATCAAACTTTGCTTTTCTGTTGTTTATGTTAACTTTATTCGTCATAATTTATTCTTCTATCCATGCAGCAGCAGTACGTGTACCACTTTCCACGCAGGTTAAACCAAGATCGGTTTGTACATAACAGTTTGGGTGCTCAGCAACAAGTTCCGCAAATTTCTTATTGGAAACTGCAAGAACAACTATCACCGAATCGATTGGTGTGATACCAAGATTCTTAACTGCATGTGCAACCTGTGATGCCACTTTTCCCTCTGGCATTTTCAGGTTTTTTTTATAAATTGCTTTTATTCTCATTCTATTTTTTATATTTTTTTAGAAATTTAGTTAAAAAACTAATCTGCTCATTTTTAAATTTTTCCCAAGATTTTTTCTTCTTCTCTAGTACTTCATCACGATCAACTGGCGTTTCCTTTGCTTCATATCCCCAGATTTTTCTTAATTCGTTTACTCCCTTTATACCAGAATTTTCAAATTTCTCGTTGAATGCTCTTAGATCGCTACCAACACGTCCATCACTTGGATAGTAAACATGATCGAGATATTCATGATTATTAAAATACTCAAGAGTTCTCTCGCACAAAATAACAAGCTCCGCCATCCAATCCTCTTGCAGAAATTGATTCTCGTAGAAAATGTCACATGCAAGAGCATAGCCTTTACTCAATGGATAAGGTGAAAAATTCGATCTGGATTCGGCCTCATAAAGTCTAGGTTTTTGGTATTCCCTGTCGGTTTTTTCGTATCTGAATAAAGTATCGGAACCGCCATGGCCATCCTTTCTGTGTAGAGTTTCCAGTGGTCCTCCGCTGCCATATACATAATAAACCACACTCTCAAAATACCCATCTGGTATTTTCTTATATTTTACCGAAGCATATGGCTTATCCTTAATTCTTTTCCAATCTCCAAACTTGTCTTTCTTGTGTTTCGGCTGGACAACATATCCACCATCCTCAGGATTCTCGGTTTCTGCCATCTCTAATCCATTACCATTAGTAAAGAATATATGGTTTAGCACTTTCAGTTTGGATTTTTCATAATCCACATCCTTATATAAAGAGGGATATTCCTGTATGGCTTTTGCTATATGATCAGTTATTTTCATTTTTTATTGTTTCAAATTTAACTTCAAAATCTAATGTTGCTAGATCGTGGAAATTGCTTTCCAGTATTGATGCAAATATGCAGGAAACCATATTGGTGCTATACCAATTTGCCGGTGCTAGATCCTTCAAATTGTGGCTAATCTCTGGATTCTCCGCAATACCATTTAGGTATTCCTGGTAGTATCTGTCAAGCTTTTTCTCGTCTATTCTTATCATTCCTCAACCTTTATAAGTTCACTTGCTTTCTGGAAGCATCTTCCCTCCGGCCATCTCACATCAACTTCAGTTTCATCGAGTTCAAATGGTGGCTCTACAATCTCACCCACACCCTCACCTGCTCCCCAGGAATCAAAATCACTACCGATCCACGTGGCTGGATTTTTTATTACCTTGTCTCCAACTTTTAGATTCATGATCTCAATTGTTCCATTAGTTCATCTCTTTCCTTGATGTAGTCTCTGGTGTCAAATTCATCATCAGGTATCAATTTAAAATCCTCCCAGATGTAGTTAACACAACCGAAATCATCAATTCTTTGATTCACCTTCAATTGCAAAGCGAAATGTAGAATTCTAAGTGCATGAAAAATTCCTTTCTTAGCACGATCTCTGAATCCATCCTTTGCCTGCATATCAGCAGTGTGCCATGATGCAGAAACCTTAGATATGATCTTCTTGATCATCACCTTATTATCCCACTTCTGAACCTTGAATGGCCATGTGCTCATAAGAACATCGTTGGGATGTAGGGATAAACATTCTAGAGCACTGATGTCATAGTTGTTGATAGCATCAGTAAATCCACTTCTTGAATAAAGAATCCCCTGGATGTTACGATTCTCACTGGAGATGGCGTTCTGTTTAAAAGCACCACTCTTAAGCATAGCACCCTTGGTAACTATAATGTAATCGTGATCCGAATTCTGATCAGCAGTTCCGTAGATTCGACTTCCGTATCTGTATATGTTGAGAACCGGTTCGTCAACTTTTAGATCTTTAAGAATTTTATGAATAGCAGCTTCAGAGTAACCATTCTTGGTGTCTTCAATATAGGCTTGTCGCTCATTGATTTCCTCCTGTGTTAACTCCTCCGGCTCTCCATCACCCAATGAATCCAATGGACTCCATGATTCCAGCATCTTTTTGAATGCATCATCGCTTGAACTTTTACCGTATAGCCCGGCTGTTACAATTTTAATTGGCTCGCTCATAGTAGCTTTGCTGTTTTTATGTGATTTGCTTCGCTTTTCCAATACCTGTCACATCCGCATGGGCCAGATCTTTCGCAGTATGATATACATCGATTCGCTATTTCTGTGAATGATTCTCTCATGCGGTGACTTATTTCGAATTCAAACTCCTGCGAGTTGTCGTGATTCATTGATTTTATTTTAATGAAGCTGCTCGAATCAACAGGGATTTCTTGATTGTCGTATGACATCATCCAAACACCATCTACTAATTTAAGATTTCCTTTCATTGCTCAAATGTTGGTTTTAGCCAAAGACCGTTTTTAAATAGCACTCTTAATAATTTGTACCCTAATCCCATGTGTTCATCGCAATCTTTTATTAGCAGGATTGCTCTAACTGTGTCGTGTTTCATCATCTTAGAAATCTCCTCCCTAATTCTTTCCCCGCTAACAGTGAGTTCTAGTTTTTTGAGTAATTCTGGGTTCTTCATAGCTTCCCAGATGTCATCATGCATAACAAGATCCTTCGTTATGGTGAATCTAAGTGCTCTAAGTAATCGTAGTGGATCCTCGTAGAATGTTATATCCGGGTGCTTAGGTGTTCTTAGTATTCCTATTCTCAGATCATCCTGTCCACCAAATAAATCAATTAGATTCCCTTCCGAGTCCTCAGCCATTGCATTGATCGTAAAATCTCTACGAATAAGATCATCGGCCAAGGTACCTAGTTTCAACACTGGTCTTCTGCTATCGTCGCTATATCCCATTTCCTTTCTTGCCATCACAAAATCAGCAACAAGTTTCTCGTTTGGATCTCCTTTATGAAATCTAGCACGGATGGTGTACATCTCTGGGACTCTTAGAAATATCTCAAATCCTTTTTCAGTCATCCAATCATCCATTTTTTGGAATCCCTCCTCGACAGTTTGGTTTAGATCATCTAGCACGAAAGTGAAGTCTATATCCTTGGAATCAATACCAAGGATAGCATCCCTAACGCAGCCTCCAACTTTATATAATTTTGGCATAATTTAAAGTATTTTGGTTCCGATAGCAAAGTAGTCTAATCCCACTTGCATTTGACCTTCAAGACTAGTACCGACTATAATCATAGCTTCACTGGTAACACCCATCATTTTTGAAGGTTTAAGGTTTACGATAAATGGCATCGTTAAACCTACTAAAGATTCTGGAGTTCTGGTTTCACCAATATTCGTAACCACCGTTAGCAACCCATCTAACCCAATATCAAATTTAACTGATAACTTCAAAAGTTTATCACTCTTAGGTACACGCTCAGCGGTCAAGATTTGACCTATGCGGATATCTAATCTATTTTCTATTTCTAAGAATTCTGAGAATTCAATTTGTCCTTTAGTTTTCAATTTTTATATTTTTAGTTTATTATTCCCAAACAAAGTTTCCTGATGGTTGTACCGTCCTCCATCCATTGTTGGGATCGTCAGGTACGATGTCACCTCTAGAAACTGATTCTGTAAATGTTAGTAAATCAGGATCCCCGCAGTCACATCTCTTTGTGTGTCCGCAGTAGCAAAGTTGTTCACCTTCCTCGTTGGTTGATTTTTTTCTAAGCTCCAACCATTCTTTATATTTCTGATCCATATGCAATTATTATAAGGCAAATATAATAAAAATTCCCGAACAAAAAAAAATAACCTTAATGAAAATTAAGGTTATTTTTAAATAGCAACATACAAATGTTACATTATCATATTTTTAAACTTGAGAAGATTTCTATTTATCGGTTCGTTCAGATCAAATATTATTCTTGATACACCCTTGCCACCCTCAAACCTCCATGTTACATTCTTGACACCAAAAAGACCTGAAAATATTTTTGCTATTTCGTCTATATAATAGCTTATCTTATTTGGAACTGCCCCATCGAATGTTTTTGGCCAGCATTCCACGATAAACTCTGTATCTGAAAGTGGTTCTCTTACAATATCAGCTTCCATCTGTCTATCCTCGAAAGCCTTGTCAAAATCCTCTCTAAATTTTTTATTTTCAATGTAATCTCTCAGAAGATCCAGATTTTCTTCTGATCCTTCGTCCCATTTTTCGTAAACTTTTAAATTTTTCATCATATGAATCTCATTGCATTTTTAACAGTTTTCGCTGCCTTTATAATTCTAGCTAGATCCTTAGTAGCCTTGTAATCCCTTCCTCCGAATTCCTTAAAGAATATATCTTTGAATTCGTCAGGAAATGAATTTACAGAGTCAACTAACGAAGGATCTTCCTCCATCGCTCTACCTATCATGGCAAGGATTAGCTGATCATCAAATATATAGTCTTTTTCTATTTTTTCAATATCGCCATCACTTAGATCATCAATCATGCTTTGGTATGTTTCATCGATTTGCTGTTTCATTATGGCATTAAGCTTCGGAAACCTTCTTATATCAGAATTGAAAATATAATTGGAATCCCTAATATCATCAATTATAAAATTCACTGACTCCTGAAATATCTTTACAAATTCTCCCGAGCTGTCGCTATTAAATCTAACCTCCAGATTCATCTCACCATCATCGCTAAATCTACGTTTAACGTCGGAGTCGCTACTATACGGCTTTAAACTTTCATCACATATTAGGGTTATGCTAAATCTGTCACCAACAACATCTGGTGTTATATGACAATGTGAAAATTTCTCCAGATCTCTAACTTTTGCGATGAAAACTCTTGGCAGATTGAGATTCATTCTCATGCTCTTGTGATTCCCAACGCTTTTAAAGCCCTTCAGAATACTTATTGAGTATCTACCTCCATTAAAATTTAGACTCTTTGCTCTGTGGTCGTCCCATTTTTTAATCATTGGGAGATCGCTAAGAATTCCCTCAATCCCATCCTTCGAGTCCCATTCTATGGACTCGTTTGCTTTCCAATCATTAAATTTTTTAGTCGGCATTTTCAACCTTGATTTTTTTCTTTCTTACAGGCTTTGGTTTCCTTACCTTCACCTCAATCTCAACCCCTGATTTTTCATCATTTAGAGGCTTTAATTTGTGATATAAAGCCGATATTTCATCGAATGTTAGATTGCTTTTCTTACCGTTTATATCAACAGTGCACGAAACCACATTTCCCTCTATGTAACCTTTTGATGAATCCACTCTATCAAAGCTTCTCGAAAAAGCTCCATCCTCTTCAAATTCCTTCCCAGTATAATAGCATGTTTTATATGTTAATAGCTTTCTAACTGTCTCTAAACTTAAATCAAAATCTAACTTTCTATCTGCAGCACTTTGATGTATTTTTATCATCTTTCTTGCAACCTCCAGGTCGCTAACTTCTTGTTTTTTATTCATTCTTTTTTATTTTCTTCTGATGCTAATAACATCCTCAGGATCACTTTCACCATGTGGTATTTTTACAGTTACTGTATAACCCGACGAATCGGATGCTGAATCACATGAGGCACTGTACTTATCATACGAGCTCTCCATTTCATCATAATCATACTCGTACTTTATTTTAAATTCCCCATCTATTATTCCTGACTCGTTCCAAAAAGCTAATTGAAAATTTCCATTCCTGTCAGGCTGTGTCCAATACACAGAAACCATTTTTCCGTCATCAAATCTGCATATTGTTAATCCTTCCGGCCACCAGTTAGTATCGGTACCCGGTGAAAAATAGAAACATATAGTTTTTCCGGATGAGCATTTTATCCATATTGCCCTACCTAATTCACCATTCTTGTTTATATTTTTAGATAAGTTTATTCTAGCAATAAGCTCCGCTGCTTTTCTTTCGTTGCCATCTAATATTGGAGAGTATGTTTGAATATCATAACCTCTTTTTATAAAAAATGTTTGTAAACCCCTATAAACTTCATCCGAGCTTTTTTCAAAAGCTCTAGAAATTTGTATAGCATGAGTTGATTTGAAATCCTTATCTTTCCTTGCCGAAACGTGATGTGCATATGTGTTATAACCGGTAATTTTCATCAGATCTGGGTTCAAAGAAAGAAAATATTCATCAGCGTCATTGTATACATCATCCTCAGTCGGATTTGGTTTATTATAATTCTCAAATAGCCTGATATATTTCATTTTAAGTAATACTTTACACTATATATTCAAACAAAAAAAAGGTCCAGAGCACTGGACCTTTTTAGCAGAGATATTTTTTAATTAGAATCGGTAATTCAATCCTAATTGGATATTTCTAAAGTCTGTTCCGAATTCATAGTTTCCACCATCGGTGTCGTAACTAAGTAATCCCAATGTTGTTTCAACCGAGAAGTTTTTAGATACAAAATAATTTAATCCAGGGTTAATCGCGATGTTAACATTAGCATTGCCGTCAAGATTTTTAGCACCTCTTAGTTCTCCAAAAACCGAAAATTGTTTTGCTGCGCTGTAATAGTTTCTAACATTTACTGTTACGTCGTTTGTTTTAATGTCGCCTAACTGGGTTCTTGTATAACCAGCACCAACAGAGATACTTTTCGTTATAAAAGTATTGGCGGATGCGCTTAAATTAAAATCTTTTGTTGCATCAGAATAGTTAAAAGATCCTGTTACGAAGGTGTCCCCTTTAGAGAAACCAGGTGTAGATTCTTGGTCTTGAGCAAAGCTCGTTTGTATTGCGATTAAAGCAATTGCGATAAATAAAATTTTTTTCATTTTTTTCAAATTTTGATTTTCCTACTCTATTGACGGTTTTCGGATTTCCCCGTATGTTATATTATACAATCTATCGATTAAAAAGTTTCGGCTCTCTCCTTAAATCTAATTGTTTTCCAATCTATATCCTTTACCATAAGGAGAATTGCTTCCAATTCTGAGACTCTTTTCTCAAGCTCGAAAATGGTATTATTGGTGTCATTTAGAGATGATCCAATATAATCACCATAATCTTTCAGTGCAGCCATTTTTCCTAATATTATTTGATTGTTATCCATAAAAAATCATTCTCATCAAATATAATTCTATCCCTTCCATATGCATGTGATATCACATTTTCAGCTATTGGTGGTCCTTGTATCATTCTCCTTTCCCATCCGTATGTCATTTCTATTGGATTTGGATGGTATATTGTTTCAACTTCGATGGTATCGTCACTTACGCGATGATCCGGGCATCTCATAACTATCTTTCCCGTTATCGGCATATAAGAATTACTATAATGGATCTCCAAGTTATCGTCTCCTCTAAATCGTATTTGTGATATTTCTGTACTTTGGCATTTTTCACAATAATCACATTTGAAAATAGCCTTTCTCCCCTGAAAGATCATCAGCTGGATTTCATCCCTTTCTCTATATGGTGATACTGGTAAAATGTTATTGCATATCATATTATATTATTTTGACTTCCCACCCAAAGCAGTTAATAGTTAATTGTGTTGTCATATTATGAGATTTGTTACATTCTGGTATTTTTCCAGAATTTATAAATCTTTTCATTCTTCCGTGCGATAATTGATTATTATTGCAGAAATTTTCAAATCCACCGTTTATAATATAATTTGATCCTTCCGGAGAAATAAATAGAAATTTTTTAGAACTACTATTATCGGATCCTTTACATTTACCCTTCCTATTGATGGATATTATTTTTAAAGATTCATTCGTGTGTTTTTTACCAAAGAATCCATTCATCTCACCAATTCTTTGCTCTGACATTTTTTTTCTTGTTGATTCGGATAGCTTCCTACCCAATGCTTTATTTTTTATTTTTTCCCTGGTCTCATTACTTTGATTCTTTCCAAACATTCCATTTTTTTCACCCCTTGTCGAATCTGACATTCTTTTTCGATAGTCATCACCAGGAATCCATCCTGATTGCCCTTCACCACCTTCGGATAGATTTGTCAATGTTCCTGTTCCTAGATCCATCCTACCATATTTGGATATCAGATTCATCTCCATAATGAATGAATCATTCTCGCTAAGATCGCTAAATATCTCTATAATTGGTTCCATTCCGGACTCTAATATTTTCCTAATTTTATTAATTTTAATTCTATTTGATTCCTTGTAATGGAGATCAGATTTTGCAGAATTCAGATGATGTTTATATCTTCTTCCTTTACCTTTACCTACATAAAATGGTTCATTATTTCTTGGGTCAATATAAACATAAACATAAAAATCATTATTCATAAATATTATTTTTACTTATATATCGACACCAATCAGATCACTCAAATTTAAGAAGAAATTCGTTACTTATTGCCTTGAAGCTAAAAGATCCATCAACCTTCTTAAAAACTAGTCCCTCTCTAATCTTCGAATTTAAGGATTCTCCGTTTGCATAAGCTAATATATCATCAAGTGAATTTAATCCAATCTCATTAAGCTTTACCGATTTATGAATAATTGGAACATGATCTAAACCCAAAGATTCTACAATCTTTATTCTTTCTTCAGGACTGATATATTCCCCACTTCTAACGTCGAATATATCAAATACAAAAAATTTATGTTTACCAAGTTTTTCACGATTCCCTTGTATTCCAGGACCACACAATTCCCCAGATATCATTATATCACCAAATTCACTAATTCTATCCAACAATCCTAGAGATTTAGCAACATCAATTAAAGTATTTCCTTCCTGCTCAGTATTAAGAATCAAATTTCTTGAACAAACTACTATATCGCTACCATTCTTTCCTACTGACATCGATGTACCATCCAATTTTATAGATATTTCAAATTTCGAATCATTTGATAGCTCCAAACCAATCTCTGAAACAAGATTCTGTGCTCTCTCCTGGTCAGTTTTTCTCCCCCAGCTTGGAAAGTTACCCTTTGCTATACCAGACAGACATGCAGGCATAGGTGGATCCCATTTAACAATACCAAGCATGTTGGTAACATCTGCACCTTCCTCTATAACAAGAGCCCACTCATATGGTCCTAATTGATAAATTGGTCCATCAGGAGTTTCTAGATGACCAAGTTTTTCGTCCTCTTCTTCACCTTCCAATATGGAAAGCGGAAGGATAAGTCCCTGAGAAATTTGTCCTCTTAATTTTATGGTTTTAAGTCTGAATCCCTCCTGATCGATTATCTTTCTGTACGAACTTTTTCTAAGAAATTCAAATTCCTCGCGGATTGGGAGGAATGAATCAACCTCGCAATAGATCACAAAGTCTCCAATCTTATGGCCAACTTCTTTGGCTACTACAACTTTCCATCCATCCACAATTGCCAATTCTATAAGGTCCGCACCTTCGATTGGTTGAAGATCACTAATCTTTCTAATACTTGCAAGTTTTCTTTCCATTTTTTATTTTTTTATTTTTATTATAAACCAACACATCCATCAAGATTGGGATAAATCTTTCTACTACCTAATAACAATAATCGAGGATTTCTCCACGTATCTCGTTCCTCGTAGATATTACCATACTCAACAAACATAACACCTCTTGACAATGTTGCAAGAAATAATGTTTTTTTATCAAAGGTTCATCTCCTGACTTCTTACCTGTTTGCCTTTCTATGTGTTGGTTTCTTTTTATTATTATTCACCGAGTACTACCCAATCCGCTATTACAATCAAATACTGTCTACCTGTTGCTATCCATATCAACACACAGAGTGGTGCGGTAACTGGGAGTGTCGCTATAAACAGGATTCCAACAAAACCTCTTAGCATTCTTGACCACATATTATTTTTTGGTTTTATAGATTTCTAATTTCTTCTCAAGCTCATTAACTTTGTTTCTTTCCGAGTGAAATGCCACACAGTACATAACAGCGCACACCGCTGCCGTTATAAATGGGAATAGCAATGGGTTTTTCTTCTCTTTATTTTCCATTATTGTTTCTTTAAAAATTCCGAAATCTTTTCAAATTTTGGTGCGTCATCAGGATTTAAAATCATCTCCTCAAATGCTCCATATCGACACTGTCTACCAAAGATGTAATTGATGGCGTATTTAACCCTCTTCCAAAATGATTTTTTGGACAAATGGATATGAATATAAACCGTTGGGTAAACCCTATCATCCATCTTGTCTTCAGCATAGAAAACCATCATCATGTGTTCTGTGCTGTTACAGTCACAAATTAATAAGTCCTTGTCCTCTGTCATTGTATAAATCTATTTAATTTTTTCAAACCCACATTCTCTTAAAAATCCCTGTCCAACTGGACTTCCTAACCACTGTACAGTGGAAAGAACAATTTGTTTTTCCCTGTCCGATAGATGGTCCAAAGGTCTAAATGAATTTGCACCATGTCCAAAAATGATTAGATCCATGTCCCTGTCATTATTGGCAAGGAATTTTTCATAGAATTCCTTCTCTTTTGGGTTGCTCCCGTGGCGATGCATTTTGAATGTATCCATATTGGTGATTTTTATTAGTGTAATCCTAGATGTGACAATCGTAAAGAGAGATTAATGTGTCATCTGGTAAATCTGCTAATAGGTTGGCTACCTCGGCATTCCAATTGGATTGTTCCTTCTCGTCAGAAACCATTCCCCACCATCCCATATCACCTTTCTCGTACCAAGTTCCATCCTTGATTACTGCGAAAGAAGCAAATGATGCATCCCCTTGTCTTTTGCAATATTCCTCCCTGGTTGTTTTGAAATCCTCAAGACTGATAAAAGAATTTTTAAAATCATTCTTGGAGTTCCATTCTTTTAACCTTGTTGGTGCTATTTGTGAATTATAGAAATCCCTAGCTAAATCTCGATCCTTCGGAAACATAACGTCTCTAACATAATCCCATGGTTGCATTTCATTTACCGAATCACCAACTATGGCTATCACATCATCATATTTCTGACCAGCCTCTTTTTCTGCTTCTTCTCTCATTCCCTCGAAATCGATATCACATTTTCTAACTGCATCAGCATGTCCTGGTTCAGCACCTTTACTGAATAATCCTGCTCTTCCTTCCGTTCCCTTTGCACCAGGTTTAAGTTTAAAGAAACCTGCCCATCTTCCTCCTAACTGATACCAATCCCATTTTGCATTAGGATTTTCCCAGTAACCATACTTTCCAGTTTCCTCGTCTTTTTTGTATCCATGATAATCGTCAGCATAAGCATCCACATCATTATTATACTCATCCTTGGTTTCCTGATCCTCGTCGGCCCATTCTTTCTGAATGTACTCGGTTTCGTCGTTGAATTCCATGTATACATCAGGACAATCGCCCATATTGTTCTCCTGGAATGGAGCTAATTGTTTCTCGGCATCATCGCCGAAAACCATAACTGTAAAATGACTCATTATTTTCTATATTTAATATCACCAGATCCAGTCTTAACAGATCCAGTAATTGTTGTTGATTTTACGTCTCCTGATCCTGTCTGCACATCACCTGAAATAGATTCACATTCAATATCACCGGACCCAGTCTGTGCTCCGTTTGTGATAGAGTTGCAGTTGATGTCTCCACTCCCTGTTCTAGCTTTATTAACGTTTCCGTTAATCTCTATCTTATCACAGTAATCGACATCAAGGCTATCAAGATCCCCTGTAACATTAATCGTAATTGTTTTACTGTCCTTGTGATCCGCAGTAACATCCTTACCGTCCACTATGATCTTATTTCCGCTTATGCTGATTGATCTACCAACATAGTCATTATTGTTTATTCTTATCATACTTCTTGTTTTTTCCATTTTAAATTTTTACTTATCTTGATCGATAAATCATCTAACTTTTCCTTTTGTTTGGTCATCTCAGATTCGATTTTATTATATTCCTGCATCTGTCTTTCCAAAATATCATTATACTTACGTTCAATCTGAGCTTCGTCTAAATAACTGTCATCTACCGATTCTATTTGTGCTGACGTGAAATTTCCGGATTTTATTCTCGATTTTATAGTATCATAAACTTGTTCCTCTGTTGGATCAAAAAGAATATCCGAGTATTTTTCAACATAATCACCGCTTGAGTTATAGTCGTCATATATCTTATATGTCCATCTTCTCTCCTCGCCGGTTATCATATTTATTTCGATTGACATTTTTAGACCTCTCACACCGCCTTCTCTTCTAACTGGCATTATTCTGTCCTTTATGAAAATAACCATCTCCTTACAGGTCAAAAATTGGCTCCGATCTATTATTAACCTACTTAGATCGTTTCTCTTTTTTTCGTTTACCGTTAATTCGGTCTTTACGTCCAGGAGCTCTTTTCTTTTTTCCGCGATCTCCTTGTTTATATCAGCTAATTTTTGTTTGTTGAATTCAACTTCCTTAGCATAAATTGGTTGAACAGATTCGAAAATTTCATTGACTACTGTTTGTATCCCTGAGGGATCCTCAAATTCCTCACCCTCGTATCCAGTGTAGTACATATAGTTCTCAACAAGAAACCTATTATCTCCTATCTTCTCTATGAGTCTTACCCTTTCGCCGTTTTTTAAATAGTAGTCCTTCACTTTCATTTGTTATTTTATTATGCAAATATAAATAAAAGATTCGAGATAAAAAAATAAATTCCTATTTAATTCGATAGCCTACCGGCTTAACCTCATATCTGTATCCCCAATCCTTCTTCAATTGGGCATCCTCAAATACACCATCAAATTCTATGTTCCTAACGGTCCCGTTCGAATAAACAACTTTAAGCGGACCATTTTCCGGGATCATCTTTAAATCAAAGCACCAATTTTCACGGCTGTCTAGGATGTTTGTTAGAATGTAGATCTTTACCTTTGCTTCCGATGCTCTGTTGCCATCTCTGTTAACATAGCCATCATTTCCATAATCGTCGTCAATGACAAGATCATTAACATCCTCACCCCAGATATGATGTTCAGTTTTTCTATCTGGACCATAAACAACCATATGCATACCTTTACCTTTTATATGCTTTTGTCTTCCAAAAAGCCAAACATCATCGCCTATATGTACTTCCTTAAGACCTCCATTTAAAGCTCTCCTAACATAACCTCTAAGCTGGGTTAATTTCTCAAATTTTCTCATTCTCTATAAATTTTAATCCTTCTTCTAATCCTTTTTCTAATGCTTCCTCATACGATTTAAAATCGATGTGATGCGAATGGTTCGGAAATTTCAATTGTGCAATCGAGAATTCCTTTATCTGAATATCATTCCAATTCGAAACCTTAACTATCCATCGAGTTTCATCCTGGTAGTGGACCTCGCTATCTCTGGTTACATCAACATCAATGTTGTGGGTTTCTCTAAGCCATCTTTGCAATAGAGATTGACTTGGTGCCTTAATTTCACCATATATAGGCTCATCGTAATTAGACATTCCCAATGTTATTTCACCATTATCATTTGCCATGAAATAAGCATCACTAACAAGCACATTAAATTTCTTAGTCTTTGCTAGTATGGCAGTTTCATATTTTACTATTTCTTCTATCATTTTATAAGTTTTCTAACGATCGGTTGTTCTTTATCAGTTTTCCATATAACCTCATATGTTCCATGGTCGGTATGATACGTTTCACTATATCCCTTCCCTGTGGTATCATTATTCTCATCTGGTAATATCGAGCTAATGGATAATAGGAAATCTTCTCTTTCTATAGGATTTATTAGAACCCTCCATTTATCAGTATCCAATGATTCTTTAGATTTTACAATCTCAATTATCTTTTTAAGACAAGCCAGAGATTCCAAATTCCTGTCTCAATTGGGTAAACCCCTATTCGGAGTTGCTGAACCTAGATTATAAACTTCCTTGAAGTTCTCCTGTCTTATCTCCTTGATTGTGCTCATATATCCTATACCGTCACCCCATAAGGTTGTTTCGGCGAATATGCCATAATTATCTAGAAACCAATTAAAACCTTGTTGCAATAGAGGAGCTGCTACGAATCTGGAATCATCCCACATCGAATTCCTAAATTGGAATCCTCCCTCTTCACCTACACTCCTAAAATCGTATTGATCCTGCAGCCACATCTCCAGGACCTCATCCGAATACATTGCGAGGCACGGTTCATCATAGCCCATCGATTTTAATTCCTCGGCAAGATCATATGATATAAATTCTTTATCCATGATGTTCTATATTTTGAAATTCAACTTCATCCACAAACAATGGATATTTTTTAAGGTCCTCCTCGAATGCCACACAAAGTCTATCTATTATCTCTCTGTTCTCATAGAAGTTTCCATCGTGATAATGATATGTCCCAAGAGGTGTGAATATTTTAAATCCCCTCTCCGCAGGAACTATATTATAAACTTCGCCATCTGCTTTTCTAAGAAGATATATTGCAAGGTTTAGCGAAAGAACATGGCCAATTTGTTTATAGTTTTTAGATGCCTTTGTTGCTACCATTTGTCCATCTTCATTTCTTGTTATGAAATAAAGATAGCCATACTTTGCGTCTTTAAAACAATCCCTTCCCTCATAGTAAACCTCACCTTCGTAAAGATACATTGGTGTACCGTTATTAAGACTAGTCCATATATGTCCACCTGATGCATATAGCATGTTACAGAATCTTTCGAAATCCTTACTCATCGTCTTCATCTGAATCGTTCATATAGTCACCAAATTTCTCCCTCATTTCCTCGTCCACCTTTCTGCGGATTTCTGTGATGTCTTTTTTATATTGCTCCGGAGTTTTATTTGGATCATGGAATGTTCCATCATTAAACATGAACTTACCCTCCACTAAAGGATGCGAGCCTATTTTCTCCAACTTATGTGGATCATCTTCCAATAACCCGTTCTTATTTGCGGATTTCATAAACCCATTAGTTACTCTGTCCTTCAATCCATGAAAGGCATAGCCGCAACAGGTCATGGTATTGCACATAACCTTGTCGGAAACTTTAGAAACCCACGCATGGCAATAAGTTGGTTTCTCCTCGATTTTAGGTGTTTTTAATTCAATCATTTTATTCAAAGTATGATAGTTCTGTGTTATAAAGCTCACATATTCTTTCTTTTGTTAGAATATGTAGGAAGGATATAGGGAGACAGTGTATTCCACTTCCTTCTATGAGCCATTTAAGTATCTTGGCTTTCTCGTCAAGTTGATCTAAGCAATCCTGTACTGTCATTTCCATATCGATTCCAGATTATCCAATAAATTAGTTTTTATAATATTTGAGAGATGCGGATTTCTGCGTATCATTCTCTCCATGTTCTCTCTGGTGTATCTGTCAGGACCATTTTTGATCTGTTTAGAAAACCATCCATCTATACCGGATATGCCATAGGGTGTATAGAAAGATGTAATGAGTCTATTACCAACCTTCAGATTTTTAACCGAATGATCGCAGTATGCTAATTCCATCTCTTCGCTATTCTCCTTTGTGATCTTCGGATATTTTTTCTTGAATGTGTCAGGGTATTTTTTACCATACATTTCACATTCCAAAGAATGCTCCATGTCGATAATCTCCTCCCGAGTCATCTCAGATCTGTCCTTAAATTCTCTCATTGGTGTTAATTTAAAATTTCAACCTGTAGAGCTGGATCTTCAGCTTCAAGCCCCCATTTTGATAAAACCTGTATCCCACCTTTTACATAACGAAATACAATTGGATCTTTGATGATCCGAACAGTTTTAGCATGATAGTAGCCTTTATTTTTATCAAATGCTAAACCACTCAGATCAAAGTGTTCTTTTGGGGCAGCAATGAATAGACCTGTTCTGTCGTATGTTGTCTCTATTGCATCAGCAATAATACCTTTAGAAATCACTGGATTGGATATTCTACCTCTCTCTGCAAGATAACCATAGTGCCAAAAGGTATCGGATAATCTATGCTGATTAAGTCCTCCAAAATACTCCATGTGAATTTGTTTTAGTTGTTCTTCATTAAAAGTATCTCCACCAAACAGTTTAACTAATTCGTTAAAATCTTTACTATTAGATTCGTACTTATTTTGAAACTTATAAGTGACAAGATTCTTTTGTTCGTCTGATGGATTCAGTCTTTGCGCATTTTCAATCTCTTGTAGATTCTTTTCCGGAACCGGCATCTTGTAATGTTTTACAGGAGCATAAACCAATCCGTACTTGTCACATATTCGGTCAAGTTCAGATTCAGGAAGAAACTTCAAGAATGGATAAGTGCTTGTGTAGTACTTGACTCTGTGTGCCATCGCGGAACCCATGTCAATAAGACCCTCGGATTTTTTAATTTCCCTTTCAGTATGGGTAAGATTGTGAACTAGTGCATTCTTCTCAAACCCTAAAGTTTTAAGTCTTAATGCTTTTTCCACTATCTTGCTCTGGAGTTCCACCTTAACATCGGATTCCCTATTGATGATCTCTAATGCTTGATCTAAAATACGCTGAGGAGCTGTATCGAATTCATTATGAATTTCGTCAATCAATCTCTGATCCTCCGAAAGACCCGGATTATCATATACAGCTACCTCTGATTCTACTGATGGTTTTTTCTTGAAAACTGTGAATATTTTATCTATCATTTTTTAATTTTATTTAAAGATTCATATATTGCTTTAATTAGGACCTCATTCTTAGCTCGAAGTGACTCTGAATAATAACCCTTCTCCTCGATTCCAACAGTGTCAAGATAAACCAAATCAGGTTCAGCAAACTCGAAAATATCACAAGTCCAGGTGGCGTCATCAAAATTTGGGATCAATAAAATCTCATGGACTTCGAGGAGCCATTTCTCCACCTGCTGAATAGTAGGAGCAAGAACACCAGCATGCTCTGTATCAAAGCGTTTCTTGTCGAATAATATCATTTCTCCACCATTTATTTCACCATAGTAAGCAAAACAGGGTTCATTAAAACCAGCGGATTTAAGTTTATATGATAATAGGTAACCAACAAAAAGATCTTCCATAATTAGTCGTTTATTTTTATTAAGTTAACGTCTTTTAGATTATCAACAACCCACCATTCCATCGAGCTGATGGTTTTAAAATATTTAGTAATGCTTTCACCGTTGGACATCTTAATTATTAAGTGCGGATCATAATATAAGCCACCCCGTGGTTCTTTCTCGTAATAGTTGTCCTTCTCCCATTGTTCCTTATTTTCATAGGTATTAAGAAATGAAGAATGATAACCACCTTCCCATGAATTAACGGTTAGTAAACCAAAAAACCATGTTTCCTTACCAGCTTCTGTCCATTCGTCATAATAGCGGGATTTCAATTGGTTATGTTGAGTAACACTAGCTATTTGATCTTTGTTTATTTTTAAACTCATACTTTTAATTCTATTAGATCACAGATTAGTTTGAATGTTTCTGGTGAGTCACATCGACCGTTGAATTTAGTTGACGTGTTTGGTCCATTCACATTAAAGCCAATATCAGTAGTGATTATAAGAAGCTTGCTTGTATTTGTATCAAAATCTATAAAAGCTCCAGCTCCATTATCCTTCCAGATATCTCCTCTTTGGAATTGAATTACTCCTCTGAATTCGGAGTTAAATTTCCAACCAATACTCTCAAAATATTCCTTATTCATTACTTTTATATTTTATAATGCAAATATAATAAAAATCCTCGAGAATAAAAAAATATTCCCGAGGATTTTTTTCAAAATAAAAACAATTAATATTAATGGTAAATCACAAAGGTTTCACCTTCGACGAACTTGTCAATAATATTTCTTTTGAAATCCTCTCGCATTTCAGTGTCTTCTTTACTGTATTCAACACCGCTACCCCATCCACCTTTGCTTTCTGGTGTTTGGTGGGAGAAGTATTTTTCCCAGTGTTCATTAAGTGTTTTTGAATCAACGATACATGGTGAATCCCATGTGCCATCCTCGTAGAATTTTTTATTAGCACCCTTTCTTTGGTAACCAACCTCCTCAAATCCTATACAGGTTTCTATCTTATTTTCTGTTGGCGGATCTATAATAATCATCTTTACCCATTTTTCAGAAAAATCTTTTGCCAAATTCAGATTGTAATAGGTTGTCATATTACCGCTTGCAAAATATTTGTATCTTGGTCGGTATCCAAATTTCTTCATTACTGAAGCAAATCTTTTGTTATATTCCTTGAAAATCTCCGAAGCAAATAATTCCTCCTTAGTTTCGAAATATACGGAGTGCCAATGCTCATTCAGAAATTCGTAGGCTTCATACAGTTCATGTTTGCTATCAAGATAACTAAAGGCAGCTTCCTTCCCATAGGATGCTCCAACACACAAGAAGTCTTCCGGTTCTCTTCCCAATAATTTTATTGGTGCTTCCAAATCATAGTATGAGTTTTCCTTTTCGAAAGCTAAATCCCTGAAAACATCAAGTTCTGGCATTTCACTAAGGACATAATAGTCCTCTATTTTTTCGATGTCTGTGACCTTTATTGGTCGATAAACTGTTATATCTAGCCCCATAATTAATCCATTTTTTCTGCTTCAGAATTTCTGACCCAGGTTAACGTTTCTAAAAATTCATCAATTTCAAAATCCATCAGTATCATATTAGCTTCCATGTCACGTGCAAATTGATGTATAAATTCTGCTGTGTTAGCGGTATGTTCTCCATAATCACCACCGGAATAGAATTCCTCAAATTCACCTCTAAGTTCCTCTGGTATTAAATGCTTGCTCATGCACAGATTCTCTGAAAGTAAATAAAATTCCTTAGCACCTTTCCCATGAATGATCTTTGATAGATCAGCCATACCATCCCTAAATTCACTTACCGTCATATTCTATTTTTTATATTGCAAATATAAAACAATCTTGCGGATAAAAAAAATTATGGATATATAATCCATGGATAAATTGAAAAGACTTTATAATTACATAAAGAAGAACAAAAAGAAAAAGGTACTCTTTCTAACAACCTCCAATAGATGGGAAGGTGACAAGGAATTACCCAAATCTTCAATGATAGCACACGAGCTTATTAAAAAACTTGGTTCTGATAATATCGAATTGATCAATGTTGCAAAACTGAAAATATTCCCATGTGAGGGTAACGTATCCACTAAGAGAGGTAACACTTGTGGTTTAAAAGAGGCTATGCTAAAAAATAAATCAAAGAATCCAACTGGAAATATCAGATGCTGGGCTTCTCTAAATAATGAATCTGATGAGATGTACAAGGTAGCAAACGCTATTTTCGAAGCAGATATAATTATATTTTTCGGTTCCATCCGTTGGGGTAAAATGAATTCCATTTACACCGAATTAATTGAAAGATTAACTTGGTTAGAAAATAGACACGCCACATTGGGCGAGTCTAATTTATTAAAAAAACAAGGAATGCGGAATTGTAGCAATTGGTCATAACTGGAATGGTGAAAATGCTGTTAAATTGGAAAGGGATGTATTTAGATTTTTTGGATTTAAGACTCCTGAAGTATTGAGTTTTAACTGGCAATGGACCAAAGATAAATACGACGAAACTAAAAGGGGATACCTGGAAGACTTTGGTGATTTTCTTAGAGATTTCGATTTTGTTGAAACACTAAAGGAATCCATTATGAGATTTAAAGAATGGACTAAATTATAAAAAACATAAAGTATGAAATATCCAAAGAAATACCTAAAAACTAATCCCAACATCATGAAAAGGGAAATAAAAAAGCATGGAGATAAAGCTGACAATGATGACTCAGCATATGGACCTTGGGATGCTGATTATAAAAGCGGTAAAGCTGGGAAGGGTAAAAAAGTTCCAACTAAAGCTAGTAAATACACTAAGAAATTTAAAGAGCTATACGGGGAGAGCGAAGATTTCGAAACACCTGGAAATATAGTACCAATCGAGGAATTTAATTCAGAGATTGAATTAGCAGCATATGAGATATTCGAGGAATTTAATGATGAATCACTACTTGAGGATTCAAAGGTTGATAAAGCTCTAAAGAACAAAGCTAAAAAAACAGGATTTCCACTAGGAATACTTAGAAAGGTTTTTGCTAGAGGTTATGCAGCATGGAAAAATGGTCACGTACCTGGGACAAACCCGCAGCAATGGGGATTTTCTAGAGTTAATTCGTTTGTAGTTGGGGGTAGAACAACAGAGGTTGGTGACGGTGCACTTTACAAACAAGCTAAGAAAGCAAAATCCACCAAAAAGAAGAAATAATCAACAGATGTTAAAATATGCAGATTTTATAAATGAAGCATCGATAGCCGCAATAGGACTCGACGACGTGATAAATAAAAAATTTCTAAGTATAGTTCTATCAGATAGCTATAATAGGGAATCTTTAATGTATCAATATATGCACGAGGAGGGAATATCTAATGATGACGAGGTAGAGGAAGAAGAATTTTCAAATTGGGTTAAATACGAATTAGACTATCTAGCAGATGAATTTGTTTCCAAGATCAAAGGAGAAATTGTCAAAGATGGTAAAATTAAAATCTGGAGGGCCATGTCCATAAATAAAGATTGGGAATCCAGATTATCTTCACAAGTAAAACATCTTGGAATATACTGGTCGTGGGATTCAGAAGGTGCAGAGCCACATTGGGGTTACAATACAGATTTACCTTTCACGACTATAATGGAAGCTGAAGTAGACGAAACCTCGGTTGATTGGTATCCAACCATAAGGCTCAACGTTGAGCCAGTATCCTTCGAGGAAAAAGAAATAAGATTAGTAAAAGGATCGAAAATCAATATACTTTCCATAAAAATAGACGGGAAAGAGATAGATCTATCAGAAATATCAGGAGAAAGATTTATAGCTTAGTGCTTAATCAAATTCTCAAATCTATCATAAACTAATTTTAAGTAATCACATCCGGCTTCGGTGTTCTTAATTGGGGACAAAGGGGCTTTAGCTCCTTTATATTTTATAGGATAAATTCTCTTAAGCTCACTCCAGGCACTGTCGCCTATTTGAAATAAACCTCTATATGCCTTATTTGTCTTGGGATCTGGGTTAAATCTAGATTCCTTATATGCAACAGTTGTTATGAAGTCCTTAGAAAATTCAGGTACCTTAACCTTAGCCTTCTCTATTGCCTGTTTAACCTTGATATTTTGTGGATCATTTATTTTTGTTAGCGCATCTTTTTTATACTGCTCCCATGTCGATTTCTGATATTCCAAAAATGCTTTAACTGCCTGTTTGCTTTTTCCATTTTGTACTTGAACGTATCTAGGATCAGACTGTGGCATATTATTGAGAAGCTTGTCCCTTGATTCCGGCTGCATTTTAATATCACCTCTAAGTATATCCATTAGATTAGCAAGACCTGTTGGTCCCTGCTGATGTGTTAGATAAATCATATGTTCACCAGTTATCAGATTGGGATCTAGATTCTTAGCCTTAGGCTTTATCTCTGTTGTCTTCTTTCTGGTAAAGAATTCGCCAACTGCCTTTTTGAATTTATCCCAAAGGTCACCAAGACCCTCATTTAATGTTTCGTCAGTGGAATTGTATTCCTCATATTCCCTTATATGTTTAAGCATCCACTATATATCCATTTATAAATCAAATAAACTTTTAAACCTTAATTTAAAACTATGAGCCCCTATGGTATACATATAACTCCTAAGCTCCTCCAGAATTGCATCCTCATTCTCATCCTGATATATTATTAAAGGTCTTAGATCTTTATGATCAAAGCTTTCTATTCTAATCCATCCTCTCTCTGCCCATTGATCATTATCGATATTCAGACCAAATGTTTTTACTGAATCTATAACAAACCTATGTCTTTTTTCTATTGCTTTTTCTTTAGTGCTCATAATATCTAAAATAATAATTAATCTCGCCCATCCCTAAAGGAAATCTTGATTCTGTTGTGATGTCAATATAAACATAGAATCTAATTTTGTACAGATTCTCGTTAAGTAATTCCTTTATGATGGGTCTAACAACCCTGAAGATCTCATATGGTCCATTGAGATAGCTTTCACCTCTTAATGTCACCTTAATTTCTTTCTTATATGGAAGAGAATAGGGATCGGTTTTAACGATCCCTTGGATATCAATTCTTTTAAAAGTTTCCATGATTGATTTCTCAACCTTTCTTTCAAATTCCTGTATCTTCTCCATATACCTTTCCTCTGTGTGCATTTCATCACCCCACCCGATTAAAGGATGTAGAATCTGCGCTCCTAAATTACTTGGTATCTTTCTTTCCATTATCTTAATCTTTTACCCTTTACGATCTCGTCAATGATTCCGTAATCAACTGCCTCCTGTGCACTCATCCAGAAATCTCTTTGAGAATCCGTCTTAACTTGTTCTGGATCCTTATCACAGAAATCGCCGAGTAGGTCAAACAAGATGGAGTTTACCTCTTTCCATTCTTTCCAGTTAATTTCAGCATCCTGAATATTTCCTATGAATCCCCCACTAGATTGGTGAAGCATAACTTTACTAAATCTTAGTGATGATCTTTTTCCCTTTGTTCCAGCTCCCAAAAGAACCGATCCCATGGAAGCAGCCATACCTGTGTTGATCGTAGCAATATCGGACTTGATATAATCCATAACATCAACCATACTCAATCCGCTCTTAACTGATCCACCTGGTGAATCAATGTGCATGGTAATGTCTTTAACTTCAACAGAATCCAAGAACATAAGTTGTGCTTGAACTATTGTTGACATCCTATCGTTAACCGGACCAGCAACCCAAAGGATTCTGTCCATCATCAACCTATCAAAAACAGTCATCTGCGTGACCCTTAATTCCCTCTCCTCTAAAATCATTGGCGTCATTGATGCCTCGATTTGTTTTGCGTGATAGTCCATTGTTAATGAGCTAACCCCCATCTCGCTTTGTGCGTACTTTCTAAATTCTGCTCCGTAATCCATGTTATTGATTTTTATGTTGAAATTCTTTAAATTGTGTTAATAGTTGTTTGATGTTCTCAGCTCCCGCTGGATTCATTGAATGTACGACAAAATCAGGGAGTTCCTTTTTATTATCCATGCAATAGTCGACAAGCCATTTTGCACAGTCCATTCCTGTCTTCTCTTTGAATTCGGAATAGTGTTTGTTGTAGATCTCCTGTCCGTTGTACATATCGGGATTATAATGCTCGTCCGCTAGATCGTGATCAAAGGATATTAGATCCGGCAGACCATGTTCCGAGATGAATGAAATGAATTCATCGTAACTGCGGACCGTTTCCCACACGTATTTTGAATATATTCCAGGAGATGGCATATAGCTTATGCAATCATACGGGTGGCGTATGTCATCAAGAAACAAATTAAAGCCACTGTTATTCTCTTTCATATCTTATAAATTTTGTATTGTTTTTAATTCTCCCATTAAATGCGTTAGTTAAATTGGAACTGGTCTTACCAAGAATCTTTGCAACTTCGCACAATTTACTATACGTTTCAAGTGTTTTCGTATTTTTATAAATGAATTTTTTTTGTTTATATGTTCTTTTTATCTCCCCAAATTCATCTGATGCATCATAACAATCAACAAATGACCAATAATATCCTCCAGCATGTGGGATTTTTCCTATACAAGCAGAAGAAATGGACTGTTTACATATATCATTTTCAGAGGAAGCTGAAATTATAGAATCATATTTACAAAGTATAATTCCTAAAGAATCTAGCTTATAGATCTCCTTATATCGCGAAATTGCTATTTTTTTCTTTGCTTCACTGCTTTGATTAATTCCAATATGAGAAATCCTCATTTTTTCTCTTGATTCATCGGATGCATTAATTCCCAGGTTTGTTCTACAATCTAATCTTTTATTATAACCAAATTTTTTATCGTTTGATCTAAATGATAATATATAAAATTCCTCCCTATCCTCCATTATTTTTTTATCAAGAATTGTTATCTCAACTATTTCAAAAGTAAAGCTAGAAGATCCATACTTGTTATATGATGATTGCATATGTCTATTCGTGTGCCTATTTTTATCCAACATGTATCTATGACGATGCAATCTTTTAAAGATAGATTTTGCACTACCAATATAAACCTTACCGTTTATAGTATTAGTTATAATATAAATCCCCGATATTTTCTTATATGGCATTTTTTTACTTCGTTATTTTCCAAAATATTATTGATATCTCCAGATATCTTTCTAGAGGAAAAACATCACCTTGTTTCGTCTTTATTTTAATTGCCTCAACCAGTGATACAAAATCAATAATGCGGTCATCAAGTACTTTAAAATTAAGATCACCATTAATATCCTCGGTTGATACCCATCTGCCCTCTAATATAACATAAAAATTGCTATTAGTTAAACCTAATAGGTTGGAAATCTGCAAACAAATTTCACTTAATATGTCAGAAGATGGTAGTCGATAAACAAATTCAGTAAATAATAATAGTAGCCCATTTTTAATTCTTTCACATTCTGTAACCATAACATCTAATTGGTCCTTATCTAGACCTGGACAATCTAATTCCAGAATGGCAGATTTCTCTAATATTCCCATTATTTCCTAAACCAGTTTATCATACCATCCCAGAAAGCATCACCATGATTAATTGAACCATAATCCCTGTGTTCCTGTACATCAGATTCCTCCATTTCCCGATCCTCCTTGGATCCAAGGTTTTCCGCAGGGGTTTTTCTCTCCTCGTATATTTTCCACCATTTATCCTCTGGTATCTTTTCATAGTCAGGGTAAACTTTAATCTCACCCGGCTCATATCCAGCTCTAATTGTTGCAGGTAATCCGTAGTAATAGATCTTTCTGCCGTTATCATTCTCCGGATTTATAAAATCATAAACATGATGCAAAAGTTTTTCCGTCATAACATAAGCATGTGAAAGTGCAGAACCTAAATCCGAGTTAACCATAGTGTAAACATGTCTACCGTTTGCGTAAATCTCGCAAAGCCCGGTGGCATTAATTCTCCATTCTCCCCATTTATGTTTGGTTCTATTGCTCTGCTTGTATTTGATCTCCCAACAAATCCGGTGAACACCCCGGTCAAGATATGGAACCAATTCTCTCTCCGGATTTACCTCGGTTGAATAATCAAGCCACCATCCAGCAGGTCCACCATTGTTTTTTCCTAGCTGGTGTTCATATCCATCAATACTATAAACCCCATGAGGCTTATCGTTTATGAGGATGTTGAATATCTTATGCACACCATAGAATCTACCATTTTCTGTTCTTCCGTATTTCTTCTTAGCTTCGTCAAGCGTTAAATATTTTTCTTCCATTATATGAGTTTTAAATCAAATCTATTTTTCATTTTCTCCAGCGTTTCATCGGGAACACCGTGGGAATTGATGCCACTGTGTCTATTTTCGATAACCAAGGAATGAACCCGATATCCATATTTTTCTGCTAAATCATAGTATGGCTGCATTTCCCATTCCTGCGTGAATGTGTTTGATACCACTACAGGTGAATGTTCATATGTCATAACAAACTCCATTTCATCCTGACACCATTTATGAGCATCTTTTAACTCCATAGTATTAAATCTGTAATTACCATAGGGATCCATGAAATACATATCAGCTTCTTTGTGACAATAGTCTTTCTCTCCAACTAACATTTTAGCTAATGTTGTTTTACCAGCTCCTGGTTACGGTAGCCCTCGTAAAAGGAAAAGTTCCTTGCGAGGGCTACTATTTTTTAAATTGCTCATCAAATTTTGTTTTATATCTATTTGTTAATATTATTTTTTTATCTTCTATTAAATTTAAAATTTCATTATCTGATAATTTTGGGCAACTTGTTAATTTGTATACAAAATTATTTTTAATGCACCATAACTTAGCAGCTTCCATTTTTAAAATTACAGAGTATGAATTGTGTAATTTTTTTGGTTTAACCTCAACCATATATTTGTCTTCAATTATAAAATCCGCTCTATAAGTCCTGCAAACATCATCATTAAAATATTCTACTGTATATTTTTTATATTCAGCATTTTTCCATTCCAAATTAAACCTTTCGATCACGTTTATCATATATGATAATTCTAGTAAACTTCTAAAAAACCATCCTTTGTACCATCCAGACCATCCATTACCGCTACCTATCGGAGATAATTTACCATACATACCATTTTTTTTACCTGAACTATTAACTGATTGTTTAGCTTTATGCTCGATTAATTTCAAATCTGCAATTTTTTCACCATATTTATCAACCCAACTATCATAGAAAGATTTACCATACATCCCATTATTTTTACCAGAAGTTACGTTAGACATGGTTTTTTTAAAATTAATGGTCTTAGTATATGATTTATCAGCAAGAGACATTTTTAATTTAGCATCTTTGTTGTGCGTTTTATCTTTAAATCCATTTGGTTTTTTTCCAGACTTAACATCATCATTCAATTTTTTCCAACCCCTATCCGGAAAAATAGATGCAGCATTTTTAGCAGAGCATGCTCTACATAATTTATTATGCTTGATAGAATAATTTAGTGAATATTTTTGCTTATATTCCATTCTACAATTACATGAAGGACATTGTTTAAAAAAAGCTTCCATTAGATATTAAATATATTTATATAGTATATATCGTTAAATTCCTGGTAATCCTCTTAATAAAAATAGTTCTTTCATATTAATTCTCCCCTTTCTAATTCCCCTCTCCTATTAAGAAGAGCTAATTCTCTTAGTATTCTTTTTCTCCATTCCCCCTTAGTTATTCTAACATTCTCACAAGACATGTTTATAGTAAAGACCAGCTTCGGTTCCTCAACTTGTACTCTCGTACCAAATAAATCGAACCAGCCGGATCTTACTCTTTTGGTTACTGTCTCTGTTCCCTCGTAAAATTCAGTCCATTCCCATGAATCATATTCACTACAGTCACCCATCAATTGGTACTTAAGGACTCTTCCGTCTATATTAATTTCTCCCATGATTTTTTAATCTAGCAATATATCAAAACTCTTAGGTGCTTTATTTTTTCCACCAAAATAAGGTTTTAGTATAACCCTTATGAAATTCCATTTTGTGGATCTATCAAGTAGCTCCGCATATGTGGTATCTCCTGATGTTACCTTTATTCCATAAAAGTCGTCAAAAATTTGTATCTGATACTTATATTTCTTATTCGCTTCAATGTAGCCCATCGACTTTATTTCTCTTACCCCATTCCTATAGACTATGGTCATTAACTCCAGTCCATTATTCCATCTCCATCCTATTCTTATCGAATTTTTGTGGTGTGTCCATCCATCGGAAAGCCCTACTAACTTATTAGTGTCCTCCTGGGAATCTATAACATATTCAAAATCACCAAGGAAGGAAAAAGATCCTGATATAGATTCTCTAAAAGTAATAGAAGGTATCCATGAACTCCCATGAGATCCTATTTTTATTCTATAGAGCATATTTCTATTTTCTATTTCCTCTGATTGCTGATATCGTACCAACTATAAACGAATATGCTAAATATCCAAGAGGGATTAATTGGGTCCAGTGTTTTTCACCGTCGTTTATAAAATATATTGCTGGTAACAATACGATGCTTAGAGCTATTAAATACAGATTTGCTTTCATTTTATTTTTATTTTAATTGTTAATTTCCTTGGTAGTTTTCGTCCGTGTGGTGATCCTTTGGTAGGGATAAGTGCATTTTTGGTCTTCCCTCCAATGCCTTCAATATTTCATTCAATGAATATGGCTTGTAGTTGTTCCCATCCGCACCAACATCCATAGCTCTCCCCTTGTGTATCTTTAAATGTCCAGGAAGATGAACATGTCCATGCAAATGCGAGTATCCCTTCCCAAGTCCATCCCAGCTAGCTATCGGAAAATGACAACACTCAAATGTGTATTTCTTAGTTTCCTTCCCCTGTGGTACTCGAAGTTCGATAGTTTCAAGTTTATTGACACTAGCAAAAAGATCCTGTACGTTATCTCTGTTATTTTTTATATGATGGTCATGATTTCCCAGAAATAGGTGAATAGTTTTACAGTTTATTCTGTTTCTAAATTCCGAGATAGATTCGATACCACCAAAGCTCCAGTCACCTAGGTGAATCAGTATATCATTTGGTCCTACTGATGCATTAATCTCGTATACTAGTCTGTCATTCATTTCGTTTAATGAATTGAATTTTCTAGTTCCTCTTCCCTCAGGCCAGTGTGAAGTAGCACTACAAATTCCAGAGTGATTGTAATGCGAATCAGATGTCCAGAATATTTTCTGATGTCCTTGTAATATTATTTTCATAGTTTTATATTTTTATATTAGCCCTGGGTGAAATCCAGGTTATTGTTTATAATTTTTATCCATTAGTCCGTTATAAGTAAGAACCCCTATCAGCCAATAGATACTAAGATCCTGGCTAAACATATGTCCCTGGTCCATCTCCACATAATAATGATCCTCCTCCACAATAACTAAACAGTATTCATTGAAAAATCCTCTCCCGTTATCTTCGAATCCATTCTTACATAGGAGTTCTCCAACCTTACCCCTTACCTTATGACTTATTACCTCTTCCATTTCTGACTTTTTTAATGATTCTTTTAACCCTTGAAACCAGACTGTAATATTCAGGCGTTTCAATTCTTCTAACGAAATTAATTTTTTCCTCGTGCTTCAAGTCGTCGAATCCATACCAATTGTTGATATAACCAATAGATTCGGTCAACCCAGAAACCTCTGTTCTTTTTGCAACAAGTTTGATAAACTCGTCAGGAGAGAGTTTGGTGTATTTGTTTAGTGTTTCTATTTTAGGTTTTGAAACCTTGCTATTTCTCTTTTGATTTAATAAAAAGAATGGTACTGGTGTTATCATTATATTTTTATTTTTTTGGGTAATCCTCCCAAAATGGTTTCTGGTAATCTGGTCTTATTTGGTTCCATATGGATTTAGAATAATCCTTACGACTATTATGATCCAATAGATATCCTGCTAATCTGTGCTCCTCCACCAACTCAAAAAACTCCTTGTTATAGGCTTTAAGAACTGGAGAATTTCTATCTAATCTTTCCTCCTCAGTTGGCGTTTGACTTTTGATCTTTTTGATTAATAGATTATATTCAGCCTTTATCGTTGCTTCTATAAAATTAAAATTTGATAGAAGATCCTGCTCAACATTTGTAACCCAGACATCATATTCATCAGGCACATCAACCATCATTGATCTGTAATCGGTGCCTTCTTTTAGACATCTCCAGATATCCAAATTTGAGAATCCGGTTAAAACTCCATGAAGTCTAACATATTCCTCCCCTTTTACTTTTACCCTGCTACCATCTGAGAATCTTATAACGAATCCCTCCTGATTATGTTTTATTATGGATTTTATCTTTTTAAGATCCTTTATTCCATCATATCTTTTGACACATTCGAATCCAGTCCTTTCAGCAACTCTTTTTAATTCATCATACTGTACCTCCCGACCGGAATCTGTCTTAAAAGCAGCTAATAAAACCAATTTTTCATCATCGCCATAGGATACAACGACCCTGTTTTGCGGGTATATAATTTCAAAAAGAAATGTAAACTTCTCGGAGAAAACACTCTTGTAAGTTTCATTTCTCTTTAGTATCTCCTGTCCATAAATAGCAACATCAGAATAGAAAGATCCCTGAGTTGCTAAATGCCATTCCCCGGCATAAAAAAATAAAATCCCTAATGACCCATCAAGTTTCTCAAAAACCTCAAACGGAAGGTTTGGAATATTAGACTCATCGATATTGAAGAACTTTGGAAAAGTCCGTGCTATAAGATTTCCCTCCCCATCAAGAACGGTACCCCTCATGTTCATAGTAACCTCATCCCAGATCCATTCAAATTGGCAATTACGTGAATATTTATAGATTGCAATGGGAAGTTCTTTATGTTGACATTTATCAACCAATCCCTTAGCTATGTAGCTGTTTACTTCTTCAATATTATATCTCATTTTCTTCTAACTTTTTTTCTATATAAGACGCTATACTTATAACCGAATCATCATCTATCCAATTGTATGATTCTCCGTTGAATACTACCGAAAAATCCCCATCTGACCAATCATAGATCGCTTCATCAAAGCTTTCTATAACTATAGTTTGGTTATCTAGATCTTTTAATATTCTGGTCAACTCCTTTGATCTTGAAACATTTCTGTTTCTTTTTGGACCAAAATAGAATCTCTTCCCGGTTGCACCGCTTCTTAATATAAGATCCAGATCCATGTAGTCATCAATGGATTTGTAATTGTCAATGATGTATATTTTGGCAGCTGAAATTAGAGAATTATGAGCAACCCATATTTTACTATTGTTGTCTTGAAAATTCAGATCAGAGTATTCCTTAGTTGATCTTATGTAATTCAATGCTCTATTTTCGGATTCTTGTAATTCCTTATCCATCTCTTGATTTTTATATTGCAAATATAATAAATTCTTTCGAGATATAAAAATAATTTGGAGGATATATAATAAAATAAAAATGTCCATGGTGAATACTAAAATTTATAATTTTCAAAATTACGTAAATGAATCCTACCTAGTTCGGGAATCTGAGTATAATTTGTTGCTTGAAGAATTAGCATCCACACTGATGAAACTATTTGGTGCGCAAACTGCTAAAAAATTAGAGAGAATCTTTGCGGATAAGATTGACAATATAGAGAGTTTTTTTGCTCAAATTACATCAGCAACCGAGAAAGTTCTTATAACCAAATCAGGACAACAATATCTAAGATCCTCAATTGGTGTGGAGATACCAACATCAACAATAAAGTCAATTTTGGATTTAGCATTAGCTGGTAAGATTACCAAATCTAATATGGATGAATACCTAAATTTACTACCTGAAAAATTCCATAATGGTTCAAATTTTAGAGGAAATATTGAGAAGTTGTTGGATGGTATAATAACTAGGCTTGAAAATGGTGGTGGTAAAATAGCCACAAAAACAGCAAATAAAACATCCACTAAACCGGTAGCATCCACTGCGGGAGCGATTGGCACGGGTTCATTTAAAATGGCTGGGGGGGATGAAAGTTTTAAACTTGCGGGTTGGCTTGACCAAAAATTTTACGAGTCTAAGGGTAAAAGGCATAGTGTAATAACAGACGACATCTTTAATAAAATGTTACCAGAAACAAAGGAATATCTTAAAATCTTATATAAAAGAATGAAGGAGATTTTACCAGATAATCCAAATAGCAGGGAAATAGTAAAAACAGACAGGGATGTGGTTGACGCGGTAACAAACAACTATTGGGGGGGTTTTAATAGGCCAAATGAAATAATTAAGAAATATATGAATGAAAGAGGTAAAACCACAGCTTTTCCGATCCCTTCAAAATCAGTTGAAGATAATCTAAATTCCATATTTCCTACAGATGGTAATAGTATGTATGCGAATGGGAAGAATTTTTGGTCATCCACAAAATAATTGCATATTATGAAACATGTAATGACATTAACACAATATGAGGGTTTACTTGAAAAATCCGACCCTGAATTTGACCCTGAAGATGATAAATTATATCCACACAGAAAACGCACTAAAGATGAAGAGAAAAGAAGTAATGATTATGAGGAAGAGGGTGGAATTAAAAATGAACCAGCGGGAGTATCGGTTAATGGGTTCTATAATCCAAAGGATAAACATAAAATTTTAACAATTCTAGAAATTGGAACCGCTTTTATTCCTTTCGTCGGGCCTTTACTTTCCACTAGTATTGCATTATATGATGCCAAATTATACTATAATGAGGGGGATAAAAAAACAGCAGGATTGATTGCACTCTTTTCTTTGATTCCAGCTATTGATGGATTAGCAAGTAAAGTGGGACTATCCAAATGGGGACAAAAAGCTCTGGGGGAAATTGGAAAAAAAATATCACTCGGTAAAAAATTACAATCCGCTGAATTGGAAGTTGTGAGCAAAATTACACAGCATAGAAAATTGATACAGTCGGAAATGAAAAAAATTGGAGAATCAGCAACTATTAAATCTGGGACTAAAGCGGCTAAGGGAACTTTAAAAAAACAAGGTGTAGCAAAATCATTTAAAAACGTAGCTAAACCAATCGCAGCATATGGAGCTGCCGGTGTTGGATATTCTAAGGGATATGACCATGCACAAAAAGATACACCAAAAACTAAATCGGAATCTGAAGGGTATGATTGGGATTTAGTAAAAATTTCTTTTGGTAGCAATGGAACCAAGGAAGATAACAAGTTATTAAATCAATCTTGGGATAAAGGATGGAGACCTGGTAATATCGTACCAAGAGAATTCCAAACAAAACAATATCAAAATCAATATTCTCAGGAATCTCAAAATATAAAAAAGCTACAACAATTAGTGGCTCAAAACCAAAAGAGATAATAGCATATTCCCGCTACCGTTGAATTGCTGTAACATTCTCACTATTCACCAAATTAAAATCTTTTCAAAACGTAGACTTTTTTGCTCGATCTTGTATAAGCAGTGTATTTGATTCGGTTTCTCTCAACCACATTATAGTTCTGATCTATATCATCCTCCAGCACAAAAGATGTGTTATAAGTACTCCCCTGCGATTTATGCGCGGTGATGCAATACCCAAAATTTACATCAGCAAAGTTTCTTAGAAAATCATAATAGTCAATCCAGCTTTTGTCCCTGCCCTTCTTTTCTATGGCCTTCAGCTTAAGAAGATTTGCTATTTTGGAAAATTCAGCTTCGCTATCCTCGTGCAGTATTTCTATGGAGGTTTTTTCAATTTCGTCCTCATCGTCAAGATACGTAACTACCGCATCATAGAACTTGAGTTTCACCTCTATAGGTGGCAAGAATGTTTTTAGAACCATATTCATCTCCTTTATTTTGGTAGACTCAACTGAGAACTCATCGTTCGTATTAAATAATACAAGATTTCCCTGTATTATAACAGGGGAATTGGCAATTAGTTTTTCACCAACAAGTATCTTGGTTCTACATTCATCCTCGCCAAATATGATCCTTCTAACAATGTTATTCATACTGGAAACGGTCTTGTTTCTCCATGCTATAATCTTACAGTATTCTGAATCACCTTTGAATTCTTCGGATTTAAAATATTTGGCAAGTATATCACCAAATCCCTTCCTTGTTTCACCATCATTAAGGTTTAGAAATTCAACACCCTCACCAAGTGAATTTAAGGAGGTGACAGGATTAACCGGATTTCTTTCCGACCAAAGATCTTCCCGGATAAGTACAGATGCATCTATGATGGCATTACCTTCCTTCTGTCTCATTATCTTTTTGAGTTGCAGTGTTTTTATCCCGTAAGAATCTGCTAACTCGTCTCTAAATGGAATGCAATCAGGTTTACCAACTGGGGGTATCTGTGCAGGATCTCCCATACATATAATCTTTAGCTTGTCTCTATATTTTAGGATCTCGTGAAAAAGATCATCATTAAGCATGGAAACCTCATCTATAATTAGAAGCTTAATTGAGTTGATCTGTGGTTTGAAGTTTTTTTCCTGATTCACAAAAACTTGTTGTCCGTCATTGGTTATCTTCTCAGTTAGACCAAGAAGTTTATGTATGGTTTGAAAAGTAACTCTTGGATTTCTTAGATTGCTAGTTTTTTTTATAACACGAACCGATTTATTAGTTGGTCCGGTCACAGCAATTTTATACCAAGCACTCTTGGGATGAACCACCTCCAGAATGTATCTAACAAGAATACTTATACAGAAGGTCTTACCTGTACCTGCCCATCCTTTGAGGACATAAACATTCTCATCATCCCTGTCGCATATAAAGTCCCTTAATTCCTCAAAAGCTTCCTTTTGGTCAGAATTAAGAACATCTACATCAACTATTGGTTTTTTCTTTTTCTTTGTGGTCATTATATTGGTAGTTTAATCTTACTAAGTAGATTGTTAGAAACGTGTGTGTAGATTTCGGTAGTCTTTGAGGAGGAATGCCCTGCTATTTTTTGTATTATCCTTAAATCTGTACCCGATTCAAGTAGATTAGTAAAGGAAGAATGTCTTAGAGTGTGTATTGATGAATTAGAATCTATATATTTTTTGTAGATTTTTTGACAACTACCTATTGAATACTGTATTGAATTTTGACCATTGAATAAAAATTGATTTGGTTTATATTGTTGGTAATACACCCTGAGTATTTCTAGGACGTTTTGGGAAAGAGGTACAATTCTGTCCTTTCTCCCTTTTGCGTTTTTAATATGAATCAACATCCTTTTAGAATCAATATCCTCAATTTTTAAATTAACAACTTCCGACACCCTCAATCCTACTGAGTATGTTAAGGTTAGTATTGTTTTGTGTTTTAGGTTTTTTATCTTTGAAAGCTGCTGTTTGATAAAATCACCATCAATAACTCTAGGTAGTTTCTTTTCTGCTTTGGGTCTTTTGAATGAGACTTTGTCGTATTTTTTACATAATACTTCTCTATATAAAAACTTAATAGCATTGATTACTTGATTTTGTTGTGATACTGAAGTGAAGTTATAAGTTTCCAAGTAAGATTGAAAATCAGAAGAATTACAATGTATAATTTGTTTATCACCTAGACTTTCTAAAAAATGCTTTATATGGGATAAGTAGTTGTCTCTTGTTCTAGACGAGTAGTTTAGATATATAAACTTTCCTTCGCAAATCTTTATAATTTTTTGATTTTTCATAATATAACTTATTGATAATTGATGTTTTATAAAAAGTTGCGTATATATAATAGTTATCTTCAATTGCTACATTTGCTTATTTAAGTACATATCGTCATTGTAAAACCTGTGTAATGTTTTTTTATAATCAACAAAATCAGATTGGTTTTCATCAATGTTTGTATTTAATTCTACACACTTAAATTTCTTTTTGCAATTACCATGGTAATAGTTTTTACCAATTTCCAATTTATTAACTTTCATTTTAATTTATATTTTCATTATTACACAATTCATCAACATAAAAAGAAACTTCTTTAGTGTTGTTCTTTTCAACTCCTTCTGAACCTCCAATAGTTATGCTATAATCATACTTTTGGCAATGTGCAATTACTTGAACTTCTGCATCCATATTATAATCAAGAAGTTCCTTAATTAGATTTTTTACTGTCATATTGTTTTGTTTTAAAACCCGCAACTGAAAGATAACAGCGGGTATAAAAAATGGCTACTATCGGCATTTTTGGATTGGTTATTTATTAATTTATAATTCGTTAATTTTTGTAATGTTTTGGTAAGTTCTACGCCACTTCTTATACACGCAGTCCGTTAGCAGTAATGCCTTAGTCGTATAAATCATTCAGCAAGTCAATTATATTTTGAATGTCCTCAAATCTAATTCTCATACACTCTGAATCATCAGTTGAATTTCGATATAGTATCTTTGTTATTTCATTTCTGCGTTTGGCACTACTGCTAACATCGGTTTTGTTCAATGCGGGTTTTTCTGCTTCATTCAAATTTTCTTTTTCCATTGTAATTTATTTTTAAGTTGATAATTTCGTTTTCATAATCCCGCACTAAACAAAGCCGAGAATCGTTAGGCGATATATTAACCCAACCTGTCTTTAATAATTCCGTTTATCTTTTCAATGAAAATATTACGCATATAATCATAATCACATTTTTCTCCTGCAAACTCGTCAGGTTTTTCAATTTTAACTAATTTGTCTAATAACCAATACTGTTCAGCCCATTCCATAAATTCTTGACCTACTGTTGGTTTTTCTTTAATTTCTGTTCCTGCTTCTAAAATACTCATAATAAAATACATCGCCTAACATCAGTTTGTAGCAAGCGTGGCTTTAGGCTTTATCCAATCGCTTGCGTGTTTTTTAATACTTGTTTCTAATCCGAAAATTTACGCTTCTATTCCACGCCTGACTACAAGCTGAATAACGTTATAGCCAATGCTAAAGACCCTCTTCATGATTAAGTTGCTTGCTGACTAAAACTGCTTCGTGTCCGTAATATCCATTATGTGCATTATAGGCAACGAATTGAAGTAAACCCTCGCTTGTTTCAAGATTTACAAACATTGCCCCACCGCTATCCAAATATTCCAATTCTTCAATCTTTTTATTATTCAAGGCATTATCAACAATTGCCAATGACTTTAATTCCGCACCAATAAATTCTTTGGTTTCATCGTTGGTGATTATACATCCAAAATTTTCACAACAAGATTGACCGTTGCTAATTCCAATTTGGATAGTTTGTAAATCCGTTATGATTTGGAAACCTTCAAATGATTGCCAATCGTCTTTTGTTTTTTTGAAGGTTGTTTCTTCAATTCTTAAAATCTTTTCCATTTTTTATATTTGTTTAATTGTTAATAATTCCATTAAAAGCACTGGCTATAACAGCACCTTAGCGTCAGTTTTTGGCTATTAGTATTGTGGTAAACTTGAACATTTCGGTAAGCCAAAAACCGAACGCCAAGCTGCAAATCGTTAGCAG